GTCACCGGCTTCACCTCCATCGTCAGCGAGGCGACCACCTACAACCTGGCGACCGAGTTCTACGTCACCAAGCAAGCATGGGTGACCCAGTTCTGGTTCTTCTCCCCCTCCGCCCTGGGCACGCTGGCCCCTCGGGGGATGTCGCTGTGGAGGGTCGTCGACGCCGCCAACGGCGTCCAGGTGGTGCCGCGGATCTGGCAGGCCCCGTACGGCTACGACCGGTGGAGTGAGATCAACCTCCCGACCCCCTACGAGTTGATCCCGAACCAGCACTACCGGGTCGACGTCCGGGTGCTGAGCGACCCGCCCTACATGGGCTACGTTTCCATCCCGACGTTCTTCAACGGGCCGAATACGGTCAACGACTTCCTGGTGGCACCGAACGGAGTGAACTCGGCGGGCAATGCCCAGGGATCGTTCAAGGAGAACGGCGACGGGTTCCCGACCCTGGCCTTCAACAGTTCCTTCTACGGCACCGATGTCACGGTCACCGATGTCGCTCCGACTGACCCCGTGCCGACCGGTGGCGCGACCCTCACTCACGACTGGGCCGTGCAGGTGGTCGGTGAGACGCCTGCTCTGGCCGTCCCGGAGGGCTCGGCCACCCTGGCCTACACCTACGGCGTCACAGCGATCGGAGAGACGCCCACCGAAGGTGTGCCCGAGGGGCGAGCCACCGTCACCTACCGCTACGACGTGACCGCGCGGGGGGTGCGCCCACCCGACCCTGAGCCGCCATCGACACTCGACCCGATCAGCCAGGTGCTGTCCGACCTGGCCACCTGCCTGTGCGCACAGATCATCACCGACGGCCTGCCCGCGGTCTGCGCCTGTGGCGTGCTGCCGGGCGAGGAGGTGTCCCTGGAGTACCTCGGCGACTGTGACGACGCCTGCGGGCAAGCCTGGGTGCGACTGACGGCCAGCTACCCCTCGACCACCATCGGGATCGCCAGCGAGCAGCCCGGCAACTGCTCGGCAGCGATCGGCCTGGACATCGAGCTGGGCATCGCCCGCTGCATCGAGGTCGGGGATGCGAACGAGCCGCCCAGTCTGGAGGATCTCCAGGCCGCGGCGACGCTCCAGGCAGGTGACATGCTCGCCATGTGGCGCGCCATCGCGTGCTGCCGTCAGAGCAGGGACTGGATCATCGGCCAGTACCAGCCGTTCGGCCCACAAGGGGGCGTCGTGGGTGGGATCGTCCCGATCGCTGTGTTGGTGTTCTGATGTCCAAGGCTGTTCTCGGTCCCGTCGTCATCGCCTCCGGCTCGATGTACCGCGGCAAGGGCATCGTGATCCGCTGGGTGGGTCGGGTGACCCGCTCGTTCGGTCGCAGCGCGCGCGAGTTGGCTCCGGTCCGTAGCGGCGAGCTGAAACGGGGCATCTTCGTCGGCACCCCGCGCAACGCCGGGGCCAAGCGGGTCCAGGGCACCATCTCCAGCCACGCCCCGCACACCTTCTACGTGCTGCGCGGCACCAACACCCCGATCATGTCCACCGCCGCCTGGGCTGCCGGCGGTGTGGGTCAGATCGAGTACCTCTACGAGACCAAGAACGGCCGTACCTACGCCAAACCCGTGCCGGGCATGATGATGGCCGTCGGTCGCCGGCCTCATCCGCCGGTCACGCCGAAGATGTGGGTGCGTGGTCAGCAGGCGAACAACTTCCTGGAGAAGGCGTGGGTGGTGACCGCCGGTAAGCATCCGGGGCTGCCCGCCTTCCCGCTGAACATCTGACTGCACCGGTGTCGGGGGACTGTCGTGACCTCACCAGCCTCCCTAGGCTCAGGTCGAGTCCACCCCAGGAGGCACGGTGCCAGCACGCGAGTTCGTCACAGCGGTCGAGAAGTCCGAGGAGACCGAGGAGGAGCCGTTGGTCTTCTCCATCGACGGCCACGAGATGCGGGCCTACAAACCGACTGAGGGGCAGTACGCCCTCCTGGTCATGTCGCTGGGCAGGCACACCTCGAACCTGGACCAGTTCGCGGGCGTGATCGACTTCTTCATCCAGGTGCTCGATGAGGAGTCCGAGCGCTACGTGGTGAGCCGGATGATGAGTCGGGAGAGCATCATCCCGGTCACCAAGATCGTCGAGATCCTGAACTGGATGGTCGAGGAGTGGGGCGGCCGCCCTTTCCAGTCACTCTCCGGCTCTACCTCCTCGCCGCCCAAAGGTGGGAAGAAATCGACGCGGCGTACGCCAGCCTTGACCTGATCCGCCAGCCGCCGCACCGGTTCATGAACCTGGTCTACGCCTGGTGTGTGGAGCGGATCGCAGACGACAAGCGGGAGGAGTGGGAGATGATGCTGTCCGAGCCGCTGCCCGGTCAGGAGAGGGTCGCTCCCACCCCGTTCCAGGCGGAGGACGAGGGGGCCGACTTCATGGCCACGATGGCGGCGCACGCAGGTCGTCGGGCTTAGCCGGATAAAGGAGGAGCAGTGCCGCTTCGCGGGGAGACGATCGGGACGGCGTACGTCCGCGTCCTCGCCGACGGCACCGGGTTCGACGAGGACCTGCGACGCCAGCTGCGTAACAGCGAGTCCCAGTTCGAGGAGATCGGACGCGACCACGGTGCAGACTACCGGCGTGGCTTCTCCGACGAGATGGAGAAGGTCGGCTCGGAGGACTCCGAGACCGTCATGGAGGCGTTCCAGCGGGGGCGTGGCCGGTGGAACGCCGAGGGCCGCATCATGGGCGGCGAGGCGGGCGAGGGCATCCTCGACGGGATCAAGGAGCAGATCGAGCGCGACCACGGCGACGTCGGCCTGGTGGTCATCAAGAACCTCAACGAGGCTCTGCAGTCCGGCCAGATCGACTACACCGGACTGACCAACCGGCTGGCCAACCTCCGACCCGATCTGGCCAAGGCGACCCGTCAGATCGTCGATGACCAGGAGCGCATGTGGAATGAGCTCGGCGGCTCGGTCGAGCGTTACACCCAGGGCATCGAGCGCGGCGTCGGCACGCGAGCCGACCTGCGGAAGGAGCTGGTCCGGCTGCGCGAGCGGATGGTCCAGATCCAGGGGCCGAGCGCCGACCTGACCGCCCGCTTCCGCGAGCTGCACCGCAACATCTCCCGGGCGACCCCGGTGCTATCCCGGTTCAGCGGTGTGATCAAGGGTTCCGGCGACTGGACCGGCCGACTCTTCGGCCGCGGCTCGCGCAACGACTTCGTCAACTTCTTCGGTGGCTTCATGTCGATCCTGCCTCGGGCCGGGGCGGCGATCCTCGGCTTCGTGGCCACCGCCAAGGCGGGTCTGGCGGGGTTCGCCGGCGAGGTCAAGATGCGGATGGACGAGGGGTCGAAGGGTTTTCAGGCCTTCATCCAGACTCTCGGTGGGGTTGCGTCCACCGGACTGCCAGGGCTGATCGCCCTGGCAGCGGCCATCGCACTGGCGATCACCACCCTGTCGGTGACTCTGCCCGCTCTGGGGGCCGCCGTCTCGCTGGCCACCGGTCTGATCCTGGCCCTGGCGGGCTCCCTGGGCTTCGCCCTGGTGGGGGCTCTGGGGGCCGTGGCGGGGGCGATGGTGCCCTTCGCTGCTGCCCTCGGCGTGGGGGCCTTGGCTATCTCCGGCATCTCCAAGGAGATGAAGAAGACCGACGGCTTCAAGAGCATGAAGAAGGAGTGGAAGGAACTCCAGTCGATCGCCGCCGAGGGGATCTTCGGCAAGGATGGCTCCGGGTTCGAGGTCATCTCCGGGGTTCTGACGTCCCTGGAGCCCATCGTGAAGACCGTGTCCGCGGCTCTCGGTGGCCTGCTGAAGCAGTTCGGTGACTTCGCCGAGACCAAGGGCTTCAAGGACCTGATCACCGGCATCACCGCGGCCCTCGGGCCGATGGTGACCCTGCTCGGCCAGATTGGCGGCAAGCTCCTGCTCGGCCTCGGACAGGCCTTCATCGCCCTGTCGCCGATCATCTCCGAGCTGCTGGGCTGGCTCGACGGGTTGATGACCAAGTTCGTCGAACTCGGCAAGGGGGGGAGTAGCTCCGATCTGGCGGGCTTCTTCAACAAGGCGTGGGACTCGGCCAAGGTGTTGTTCGACCTGATCGGCTCGATCGGCTCCCTGATCGCCACCATCTTCGGGTCCGGGCAGCCCTACGGGGACAAGATGTTCGGCGACATCGCAGCCAAGGTGAAGGAGATCGTCGGCTGGCTGACCAGCCCGGAGGGCCAGAAGGCCCTCGACCAGTGGTTCCAGGACGCCCAGCGACTGGGGGAGAAGCTCGGCGAGATCGTCGTGTCGGTGGTCGAGTTCATCGACGCCTTGGACACCCCGGTGTCCCGCCAGTTGCTGATGGACATCCTCGGGATCATCAACGGCATCATCGGCGCTCTCACCGACGCGGTCGGCGTGCTCACCTGGTGGCTGGAGGTCTGTCAGAAGATCCAGAACTTCTGGCGGACGGTCGGGGCCACGATCAAGGCCGTCTTCCTGGGCTTCCCCGACTGGATCAATGGAGCTGCTCGGGCACTCAACGAGTGGGTTGACAACTTCGACCCGGCACCTGCCATCGAGGCCGCCTTCACTGCTCTGGGCACTTGGATCAAAGGCCTCTTCACTGATCTTGGGACCTGGATCAGTGAGCAGTGGGCCAACACCTTCGGTGCCTTCCACTGGCCCGACATGTCAGGGTTCCTCGACCCGATCAAGAAGCCCTTCATCGACCTCTACAACTGGTTGGTGGGCAACAGCCTGATCCCGGATCTGATCAACGCCATCATCGGCTGGTTCTTCAAGCTGCCCACCGCCATCGCACAGGCCATCGCGGACACCGTCGTGGCCTTCGGCACCTGGATCATCGGCATGGTGGCCAAGGCTGCCGAGGTCGTCGGCAAGATCGCTGCCGCCTTCATCGGGCTGGCAGCCAAGCTGTTCACCCAGGCGGGCGACGCCGCCGCGGCTGCGTGGACCTGGATCAAGGGCATGGCCGGCAAGGCTGCCCAGATCGTCACCGACATCATCGGCAAGTTCATCGGGCTTGCGGGCAAGATCTTCAGCAAGGCCGGGGACTTCGCCAAGGCAGCCAAGAACTGGCTGGCGGGCGGTCCGCCCGCCGCCGACGCCACCGCGGACAAGATGGCTGACCAGTTCTCCGGCCTCGCCTCCGCTTCGATGAAGGAGGCTGGCAGCCTCAGCGGTGCCGTCTCCGACTGGGGTCAGGGGGGCGTCAAGGAGGCTCACCGGGTGGCCCAGGGCATCGTGAACCAGTTCGACGGCCTGGACAAGGACATCGAGCGGGCCATCGGCAAGGTCACCGTCACGGTGGACGTGATCATCCCCGAGATCAAGCGGCCCAGGGTGAAGGCCATCATCACCGACCCGCGCAACGGCGACGTGATCGCGTCGGCCGCAGGTGCTGTCGCCGGGCTCGCGAGAGGGTCGATCACCCACGGCCCGATGCTGTCCTGGATCGGCGAGGCCGGGCCGGAGGCGGTGGTGCCGTTGAACCGGTCCCTGTCCCAGGTCGACCCGTCCGTCCGCGCCCTGTCGGCCTTCGCCCAGGGGCTGGACATCCCCGGCAAGCCGTCCAAGGAGAAGCCGACGATGAACGTCACCATCGTCACCCCGACCAAGGACCCCGCAGCCGTGGCCGCCGAGGTTTTCGCCCGGGTCGTGGCGGGCTCGTACATCTAGCGTTTAGCCAGGGATAAGGAGGCGGAGATGGCGTGGCCGGGCTACTTCATGTTCAACGGCACCGAGGTGATCAACAGCACCCGAGTCGAGAGCTACTGTCGCCACTTCGACGTGGGTTGGTTCAGAGCTGCTTACGGCGAGGGCGACCTGCCCTGGCTGCTCGGGGAGTCCGACTACACCTCGCCGCTGCAGGATGAGGCTCCCTGGACCGATCCCGACCGGCTGGACTCCTACGACTTCTGGGGGGTCTACCCGCTGAACATCGAGGGCCTGGAGGACTCCACCGTCGAGGGTGTGGTGGTCGAGTCGGTGGTCGACGGCGGCTACGTCCAGAAGCCGCGCCGGAAGACCCGCACGGCGGTGTTCTCCGCTGTCCTGGTCGGAGCGAGCGAGTGTGCGGTCGAGTACGGGCTGCGATGGCTCCGCACGGCGCTGACCTCAGGACCGTGCTTCTCCCCCGACTACGGGGTCTGCGGTGGGGCTGACCTGTGCTACCTGAGCTGCGCCCCCTGTGTGGACGAGTCGTGCGAGGAGTCTGCGACGGACTGCTACGCCAAGGTGGGTCGTCAGCTGCACGACGTGACCACCACGGTGGGGCCGGTGGTGACCCAGAAGATGGCCATGACCGACGGTGGCTGTGCCTGGTCGGTGACCTGGACGATGGTGGCTGCGAACCCGGCCGAGTTCGGGGTCGAACTCCCGTTCGTGGTCGGCTTCCTGGACCCCGCGGTGGAGGTGCCCTACGCCGGGGGCGTGATCCCCGAGGGCGGGGTCTACGACTACTTCGGTCACGTCGACAGCGACGACGCCTGTCCGGTGGCGGTCTACACGCCGGTCTACGACCCGACCTGCGACCTGCTCGCCCCACCGCCGGACGTCCCCACGATCGTGCCCACCTGCTTCAGCTTCCCGGCCAACTACATGCGGTACTTCTTCACCCTGCCAGCACAGTTCATCCCGCTGTGGGACCAGGTGGTGCCGATCATCAAGCTGTCCACGAAGGCCGAGGAGGCGCGGAACGTCCGGCTGCGGTTCTACGCCGACGTCTTCGGCACGGGTGACCCCAACAGCGACCCGTGCAACTACTGCGGTGACATCGTGATCTCCTACCTCCCGCCGTCCTCGACGCTCGTGCTGGACGGGGCCGACCGTGACATCTACATCGACAGCGCGGGGATCGGCCGGCGGCGGGCCGACTCGCTGGCGACCGACTCCTCGGGCAGGCCGATGGACTGGCCCGAGTTCTCCTGCGGCTTCGGCTACGTCGTGACGATCGACATGCCGCAGCAGCAGACGGCCAAGCCGGTCGTCGACATGCTCCTGGTATCGCGGATCGCCTGATGCCTTCGGTTGGCTTCACCAAGATCGGTTGGTCGTCCTGGGTCGTCCCCAAGGATGTCAAGTCGATCACCGTCAGCCTGGACGGTGCTGGCTCGGGCTCACGCCCCGGCGGGCGGGTGACCGGGAAACTCGCAGTCAAGGCCGGGCAGCGGATCTACTGTCACGTCGGCCAGGCGGGCAAGGCCAACATGGGCACCGCCGGTGGTGGTGCCACTTCCGGCGGTGGCGGCGCGGGTGGTTCGGGCAAGAGCGGTCAACAGGGCGGCTACAGCGGTGGTGGCTACTCAGCCATCAGGATCGGCTCCTCCAGCGGCACACTGCGGGCGGTCGCGGGTGGTGCGGGCGGCGACTCGGGCGACGGCGGACGAGGCGGCGCAGGTGGTGGCCTCTCCGGTGCTGACGGCCAGCTGGCCGGCGGACTCACCGTCGAAGGGGTGGCAACCGGCGGGACGCAGTACCAGGGCGGTAACGGCGGTCGCTCTCCGGTGGGGGTGGACTACAACGGAGGCAGTGCCAAGGACGCCACGGTCTCGACCGGCGGGGTGGGTGGCACCCCACCCTCGGGTAGCGGTGCCGGTGGCGGCGGTGGCGGTGGTGGCCTGCGCGGCGGTGGCGGCGGTCGAGCGGGGGCGAGTGGCCAGGCTCCCGGCGGTGGCGGTGGCGGTGGCTCGTCGTTCACCGGCGGCCTGACCGGCGCGGCGAACACCCAGGGTGGCGGTGGCACCGGCAACGGCTCGGTCTCGATCACCTGGGTCGCTCCACCGCCGAAGAATCAGCCGCCGACGGTGCCGCGCAACGTGCGACTCAACGGAGTTGCGGTCACCAACGCGATGCTGACCAAGTCGACCGGCTCGGTGAAGATCACGGCCAACCTGATCGACACGAACAAGCAGAACGTGCGGATGCTGGTGCGCTGGTCTGCCGACTCGAAGTTCAGCACCTACAAGCAGGTCTTCTCGGCCTGGGTGAAGTACGACAAGGACGGCAAGGACGTCTCGGTCACCATCTCCGGACTGGCCAAGAACACGCTCTACTACGTCCGGCTCTACGCCCAGGACGCCAAGAAGCTCTACTCCACCGGCTACTCAGGATTCTCGTTCTGGACCGACCGAGCCCCCACCTCCCCCTCCGGGCTGACGGTCAACGGGCTGTCCTCGGGAATGACGCTGCCCTCGCTGTCGTCGTCGGTGTTCGGCTGGACGCACAACGACCCCGACGTGGCCGACTACCAGTCAGGGTTCGAGATCTGGTACCGCAAGGCGGCCACCTCGACCACAGCGGCTGGGGCCTGGACCAAGATCAGCAAGAGCGGCGGGATCAACACCTCCAAGGTGGTCGGGCCTCCGTCGTCGGCCAAGAACACGTGGACCTTCGATCCGGGGACCTTCGCCGGGAACTACTTCTGGGAGTGGCAGGTCCGCACCAAGGACCAGGCCGCTGGCGTCTGGGGCACCTGGTCACTGCTCTCCACCTTCCGGTCCCAGTCCAGCGACTCACCGCCGGTCCTGCTCGCCCCGGGGAACAAGACCGCGGTGGACGTCACCGAGGATCACACCTTCACCTGGCGGTTTGTCGATCCCGACACCAAGGACTCCCAGAAGAAGGCCGATCTGCGCTACCGCGTGCTCGGGGAGACCAAGCTGGTCACCTCGGGCAAGGCCCCGTCACTGGACCCCAGCAGTGGCTGGGTCACTCTCAACGGGGTGGTGTCCCCCGGGGTCCCAGGCGGCACTTCGGCCTGGCCGCGCCCCGCCGGCACCTTTATCGGTGGATACACCTACGAGTGGCAGGTCCGCACCTACGACTCGCCGTCGGGAACAGCCTCAGGCTGGTCGGACTCGTTCCAGTTCTACGCCATCAACGCCCCGGGGTCGGCGGTCACCGACCAGCCGTTGGCGGATATCACGGTGCCCGGTGGGTCCCTGGGCTGCGGTACCTACCGAGCCTTCATCTACCAGCAGGGAGGTCAACGCCTGCTCGGCGAGATCGAGCCGATCACCCGGCTCACCTTCACCCGGCTCCGGGACGACATCTCCTCGGCCACGGTCTTCACCAACGGCTACTCGGCCGACTGCGGCCAGCTGTACGGTGCGACCCGGACCTGGATGCACGAGATGGTGCTGTTCCGCGACGGCGTGCGGGTCTGGGAGGGGCCGATCACCCGGATCGGGTACTCGGTAGACTCGGTGGAGTTCGAGGCCAAGGACGTGATGGCCTACGCCTACCGCCGGATCATGCGCCAGGGCTACAACGACACCTACCGACTGATCGCGAAGGCCAGTGGCTCCACCCCGGAGCAGTACATCGGTCTGATGAGCGTGGTCGAGCGGGCTGCGCTGCTGCTGATCCAGGGACTGGCCCCCTATGACCCGAATGTGCTCGACTACCTCACCACGATCAACTACCCGAGCGATGCGAAGGAGACCCGGGTGGTGGCGAACTGGTCCAGGACGGTCTGGGAGGAGGTGGACGACCTGGCGGCCACGGCTGGGCTCGACTACACCACGGTGGGACGTCGCATCCTGCTGTGGGACACCCACCAGGCCATCGGGCGACTGCCGGAGCTGCGGGACGGCGACTTCAACAACCACCCGATCGTGACCGAGTACGGGATGCAGCTCGCCACCTTCTTCGCCGTCACCAACGGTGCCGGGGTGGCCGGGACGACGGAGGTGGAGGCGAAGACCGACCCGTACGGGCCGATCGAGCAACTGGCGTCCTCCTACAGCGACTCCAGTGCCGCCAGCACCGAGATCCTGACACCAGATGCCCAGGACAAGCTGGAGAAGGCCCTGACGGGCCAGGCGGAGCGCAACATCGCTCATCGCTGGCCCGCCCCGTTGGTCGTGCGCATCCCGGACAACTCCACACTGAACCCGAACGTGCCGATCGGGTTCCAGCAGCTGATTCCCGGCGTCTGGATGCCACTGCGCAGCATCAACACCCCGCGCGAGGTGCTCCAGTGGCAGAAACTGGACTCGGTCAGCGTCGACGTCACCGAGTCGGGTGAGACGGTGAACGTGGTGCTCTCGCCGGCTCCCAACGGTGGCAACGACCCGGATGCGGACGTCACTGGGGGGGAGGGCTGAGTCTTGGGCGGATCGGTGAACTGGCGGACAGCGATCGACGGCGAGGACTACCTCCGTGGTGTCGAGAAGCGCCTGCTGCACGAGGAGCGGCGACCCCAGGTGCGTACCGCCTCCGACATCCTCGGCCCGGGTATCGGCCCGCACTGCATCCGGCTGGAGGACTGGAACGCCGACGAGACGCTGTTCAACGGGTTCTGGTACACCGAGCCGGGAGCGTTCAATCAGCCGATCGAGGATCGCTACTGGATCGGCTACAGCCTGACCACTGATGCCGGGAACGGCATCGAGCGGGTGAGTGAGTACGCCGGGCCGACCAGCGACACGGCGTGGCCGCGTCCGGTCTACGTGCGCAAGTTCTGGACTGCGAGTCCCGACACCCCTCGGCAGTGGTCACTGTGGCGGTTGGAGGACGGCACCCCGCCGGGCATCATCAGCGACTACGGCGGCAGCACTGCCGGTCCCTACAGCGGGAGCAACGACACCTCGGCGTGGACCCAGGCCACGGGGTTCACGATCACCCGGCAGGAGACCCGGCGGGTGGCGGACAACCTGATCTACACCGACGTCGAGTGGACCAGAACCGGCGCGGCGATCACCTTCCCCGCCTCCGGCGACGCCGCCAACACCCTGCTGGCCACACTCAGCAGCAGTTACACCCTGCTGTCTCAGCAGAACGCACTGTCCTCGGGTCAGGAGGGCCGGATGGCGCACTACAACGTCTACGCCAACACCCGGCAGCTCTCGATCACGTCCTTCGGTGGCACCGTCGACTACGCCTCGGGGGCCACGGGCTCGTTCGGCGGCATCCTGCCGGTGGCGTCGGCCCCCAGCCCGGCGGCGGCCACCTCGGCTCCGAACGGATGGTTCTACTGCGGTGGCCAGGTGCTGTCGCAGGTGTCCTACCCGGACCTGTTCAACGCCATCGGCACCCGGTGGAACACCGGTGGCGAGACGGGCACCCAGTTCCGTCTGCCCAGTCTGAGTGGGAAGGTGATTCGAGCATGACAACGAGAGGTGGAGACCATGGCTAAGGGCTGCTGCGGTTCGAGCGGGTGCTCCTGCCAGCTGATCGGTCACGGGGCGGTCGAGATCACCGGGTCCGGGCAGCCGTCCGACCCCTTCATCCTGGATGTTGACCTGAATCTCGGGTCCTCGACCAACAAGACGTTCACGGTCGTCGTCGACGGCGACGGCTCCACCGCCGACCCGTACACGCTGGAGACGTCATTCACCTCGACGGCCCAACTGGACGATCTGCCCGACGTGCAGGCCCCAGCGCCCACCAACGGTCAGGTACTGGCCTGGAACGCCACGTTGAGCCGATGGGTGCCGCAGCCACCGACGACCGCAGCGGCCGGCTCGGTGCTGCACAACACCTCGCTGGATGGCGACGGCTCGGCGGGAACCCCCCTGGCCGTTCTGCCCGCGCCCTCACGAGGATTGGCCACCTTCCCGGCCGGACTGGGGCTGACCGACGCCAGCCTCGCGTCGATGGTCCAGCGCTTCGTCGACACAGCGGCCCGAGCGACAGCCATCCCGACCCCGACGTTGAACCAGCTGACGGTGCTCGACACCAACCCGGGCGTCATCAACTACTGGAACGGCACGGTCTGGTCGGTGCTGCCGAACCAGACAACCTGGAACGCTGTCGGCGGCGAGTTCCTGGCACTGTCGGGTCCGTACACCCCGGGCTTGCCGGTGACGGTGATGACCAAGCAGATCACCGACACCACCGATGGTCTGGGGGTCTTCGAGGTGCTCGACAGCACCGACCTGGCGGGGGCTTCGGGGGTACTGGCCGTCCAGCTGACCGAGTCGGGTTCGATCGGCTGGAAGGCCGTGCTCAACCCCGTGTCGAACCAGGTGGTGGCCACGGCGTACCGGATCGCCGACGGCACAGTGCTCGCCGGTACGCCGGTCTCTGGTGTGATGCTGGCGATCCTCTACTGAGGCTGCGCTTATCCCCGGCTAAAACAGTGGGTCCTGCTCCATCAGAGTGGATTTCCGCGCGATGTACGCACCGGTCTCCTCGGCCAGCTGCTTCCACAACACCCGGTCCTCGGGGTCGACGTCGGGGTTGGCCGCCTGAGCCTCGAACCAGGCTGCGGTGGTCTTCAGCGTGGGGTTGCGGGTGCCCAGGTGAGCCCGGACCCGTTGCACCATCTGCTCGTGCTCGTACTTCCACGCCTCGACGTCGGATCGGGTCCCGATCGGCGACTTCTGCTTGCACGAGCAACGGGCCTGGAGGGTGTCCCCCAGGCCCGCGAAATGCACGCGATGATTCGTCATCTCGTTATCGAACCCCACCCCGGCCAGCGCCACCAGAGAGGACGCCATCATGGCCGCAACTGTCATGCCGGAGGACCGTAGCCCAACCGGCCGGGACCGGGGTGAGGCACGTCATCGTAACTTCCGTACGTCCAAGCGAAGGTAGGGCTCCCGGAAGTAGGAGACCGGCCCGCCGTTCACCTTGGTCCACTGCACGGTGTAGTGCCCGGTCGACCCCTCGACCCCGTTGAGCGCGATCTTGGCCTGGTTCTTCAGCTTCCGCGCCTCTCGCTCCAGGGTGAGCGCCTCCTGGTACATGTCGACGGCAGCCAGCGTCTCGGTGTCGTCGAGCAGCCCCTGGGGTCCGCCCCTACCCGCCCGGCAGTCCAGGAAGAAGCCGCAGGTCTTGGCGCACATCGCGATCGGCGGCTCCTTGCGCGCCTCCTCGCCGTGCCGGAAGGCGTAGACCACGTCGTCCAGCCACTCGGTGGCAGCCTGCACGACCCGCTCGTCGTAACGCTCCATCTGCACATAGGGCTCGTGCTCCTCGGCCGAGCGGTCGAACCAGACGTTGCCGACCTGCACGTCCTCCAGAGCAACAGTGTCGTGGAACAGGCCCGCCTGGTACGCGGCCTTGGCATAGCAGTGCCGCTGGAACTGCTGCTGCTGGGAGGGGCCGGTGCGCTGGATGATCCGCAGCCCGTTCGCGGTCTTCACGTCCAACACCACGCCCTTGGGGTCGACCAGGTCCGGGTGCCCACCGATGGTGAAGGTGCCCTGGTCCCCGTGCAGGGTGATGGCCACCTCGGACTGGCGGATGTAGTGCGGGAAGGCGGCGAGTGCAGCCTGCTCGATGTGGTCCCCTAGCGCGGTGCCGACGAAGGCGGCGGTCTTGTCCCGCTCCTCGGCCGTCTGGCCGTCGAGGATGCGGCGCAGCTTCTCGGAGCAGAAGCCAAGCTCAGAGACCCCGATCTTGCGGGCGCTGGCCTGGAGGCTGCGCTCGGTGTTGTTGGTCATCGCCTGGATGGCGGCGTAGAAGTCCTTGGCGGTCGCTGCCTCCTCGGGCGTCATGGCCCGCGCCGGCGTCTGCTCAAGCAGCTGTAAATCCACTGGTCGCTCCTTCGTGGTTGTACACCCAGCACCAGCACGGTCCTGGCTTATCCCGGATAACACTCCAGGCCGCGGTGTTGCACTTGCCGTGCTCGCCGTCGCGGCACGCCGAGCAGACCGGCCTCTCCTCAGTGTCGCGCGGGGCGGTGACACTCATTGCGTCGAGACCTCGCTCGCTCCCAGGCTGTTGGCCAGCACGGAGCGCTGCTCCTCGGTGAGCACTTGCTCAGGCACGGGGGGTGCGGTGACCTCCTGGTAGAGCGGGCTCTCCTTGTCGGTGAGCATCAAGGTGCCACGCACTAGAGCGGTCTGCTGACCGTCTCGGTAGAGGTGTAGTCCGACGGCGTCGTAAGCAACGTTCAGCGCGGCTCGGCGCAAGGCGTAGGACTCGACAGAGGTCAGAGCAAGGGCATGGGCTTCGCCACGCGAGGGCTGGGGTGCGCACTCCTCGGCGTGGTACTCGGTCGACTGGCAGATCGGGTTGCCCTCGTAGTCCTTGATGGTCAGCGTGCACGCCGCCCGGTAGCAGACCTTCCAGTAGGTCTTGCCGTCCTTGTCGTAGGAGTCCTCGTAGATCAGGGCAACGTCATGGACGTGGGAGTCGATGTTGCCTGGCCCGAAGATGCGGGCCAGCTCTGCTCGGACCTCATGCTGGGCGACGTACGACATGCCCCGTACGGACTCGATCCGATCGGGTCGAACAGGGGTGAGGATTCGGTCGATCTGCGCTCGGGTCAGCATGATGCTCCTTGCAGTGAGTGAACTTTGGTAGCCTTATGTACACCATTTTAGTACATTCAGGAGGCAACGCAACTATGACCACCGTGCACGAGGACGGCCTCCGGCTGGACTTCTCCGCTGCCCCGCACGACCCGATCCAGCGGCTGGTCTGGCTGAGCGGGGTGTGGGACGTGCTGGAGGAACAGGTGACCAGGCAGTGGCGGGCGGCCTACTTCGACGCCCGCGCCACGGGTCGCTTCCAGGCTGCGCTGGACCTGCACCTGCACAGCAGGAAGCGCGCTCTGGCGATGACCCGCTCGGAGAACGAGCGTCGTGGCCGACCGCTCAAGTGGGGTGACGGGTTCTACCGTTAGCCCCGGATAAAGCTCGGTGCCGCGCAGCACTGACTCCTGGTTCCCTGAGCCGACGGAGGCGTAGACAGTCGAAGAGCCGCCCATCCTCGTTCGCACGACATCACTGCGCACGGTGGGTTATAGTCGTGGCCGAGCCCCGGGCCGCAGCCGCCATTAAGCGGATGTAGCGGACCGGGGCTCGACACGTTCTAAGTCCTCGTATGTGCCGGACCACTTCCCAGCCCCCTGAGAACTCACTGAGATTTCAGCTCCTCCAGGATCACGTCCCAGTCCCGTGGCCTCCAGAGCCGGTAGGACGGCCCGATCTCCTTGGCCCACTCGATCTGGTCAGGTCGGACTCTCCCGGTGTCAGTCTTCACCTCGACGTGCAACACGCACCCACCCTTGGCCAAGACGATGTCGACGAACCCAGGATCACCCTGGAGCGCGGTGCGCCAGCCCTTTCCCGTGTGTGCCGGTAGGAAATGCGTGCATTTCCAGTGCAGCAGGTGGGCGGTGTCGATGATCCGCTTCACGAAGTCCGCCTCACTCATGCCCTTCACAGCGGGTTGGTCCAACCGCCGTCGCAGTCGGGCAGCACCCATCCGGCCGGTGTCCGGAACGGGTACAGCCAGGGCCACATCCCCCGGCTGACGATCCAGCCGTCGTCCCGCGCGTTCTGTGGGTTGGCGTGCACCCAGGTGTGGCAGGCCTGGCACAGCCAGACTCCATTGCACGGATGATGCGTGTGCTCATCACGGATGGAGCGGGAGCGGCGGTGGTGCCAGTGCCCGTGCGGAGCGGGCACCAGACACCGTTCACACCGGTGCCGAGCGCGCGACCGGACCTGGTCGCGCGCTCGCTGCGGTATGGCGGTGGCTCTTACCACGAGTCCTGCCACTTCACGGCCTGCTCCAGCATCAGAGTCAGGGTCTCTTCATTGACCGGAATCTCGGTGCGGCAGTGCCGGCTGCGGCGCTGGCCGTCGTGCTCGCTGTACGCACCCTCGCGCTCCAGCACCCACGCCTGACCCTTCACGCCGGTGTCCTGCCGGTTCAGTCGGAACCGTCTCCTGCCCACCCGGAAGAACATCATTCGCTGCTCGGTCCCTGGGCGTCACCGAGGAAGTCCTGCTCCCCGGCGAAGTTCCGCAGCAGCACCGTGCCGTTCATCGCGGTGACCTCGTCCTCGATCCATGCCCGCAGGTCCCCCTCCGGGGCATAGGGCGTGCGACCGAAGAAGTCGTCAGCGATCTGCTGCATCTTGCCCGTCAGGGACTCCAGGTCCGTGGCTGTCGCTTCCACGTGCAGCGTGATCACATCGCCTCCTCTCGATCCTGTGTCGGATGATCCAGTCGGTCAGGTGGACGTACGCCACCCCGCCGATCACCCCGGACGCGAAGCCCAGGGCAATCACCTCCAGCAGGCTCACGCCAGCACCAGCTCGGTCATCAGCCGGTTGATCTCACCCTGCACGTCGACCCCAGGGCTGAGGTACTCGACCTCGGCCCACTCGATGCCGTCCGGCGTGCGCGAGTAGCCCTGAGAGGCGTCGTAGCCGGGGCCGTCAGGTGCCTTGCAGGTGACGATCAGCACCTCCTCGACCTCGGGGTCCCCGGCCTCGTGCATCCGCTCCAGGTCCCCCTTGTTGATGTCCTCGGGGTCGACGTCGGAGGGGAAGACCTTCCGCCAGGAGTCCGCCGCCAGGGCGACCCAGGCGATCGAGTCGACCAGACCCTGCTGCCGCATCAGGATCAGCAGCCCGAGTCCCTCCTGGGGGTTGCAGTGCACCAGCGGGAACATGCCGCTGACGGTCTCGGTGCCGAAGCAGATGCAGCCGGTGGCCTGGCCGGTCTCCTCGATCATCGAGCGCATCAGGGAGAGGTAGAACTCCGCCGCAGGGGGTGGCCCCTGGTGCGCGATCATGGCGATCGGCAGGGCGTTGTCATCCATCGCCAGGCTGGCGAACAGTTCTTCGTTGTCCATGGTTGCTCCTCGTGTTGGTTGGTGTTTATCCGCGGCTAACCTCACGCTGCCGCCTTCCGGGTGGCGATCTGGGCTACCAGTGCCGGGCGGACGTTGCCGTCGAAGACCCAGCGCTCGAACCAGTGGGCGAGGTCGGGTCGACCCCAGCGCAGCAGCGCCATGTGCAGGGCTGCGGTGTTCGCGTAGCCCAGCCGGTCGGCGATCCGTTCCGGCCAGTCCGACCCGGTCAGGTGCTCGACCTCGCCGATGATGTAGTCCCGCCGGTCCAGTGGCTCCAGCTCCGGCAGGTCCTCATCCTCGTCCATCACTCCTCCTTGCTCACGGTGATCCGATAGCGGGACCGCAGGTACGACAGCCCGAACCGGACAGCGTTCATCTGGCCCTCGATCGGCTCAGCGTCGATCACGTGCTCGTTCTCCGACAGCAGGGCGAACATCGACCCGGCCACCAGCACGCAGTCCGGGTCGATCTCGTCCTCCGGTGACCACGGCTCCCCCCGGCGGTGCATCCGGTCGGGCGAGCCCGGGCAGGGCTGGCTGGACACCTCGCCCGGGATGGCCCTGCCGCAGTACCGGCACAGCCACTGTTGCTCAGCCATTGGTCTCCTCCCTCCAGGTGCGCAGGTTCTCGTCGTCGGTGGCCTCGACCGGGTGCAGCGGGACTTCAAGGTCGTTGGGGTCGACCCCCTGGGCGATCAGGTCCTCTCGACGGGAGGCCAGCCGCCGTCCCTCCTCGGCCAACTCGGCTGGGTCGTTGTGCTCGTCCGCCGGCGGCCACGGCAGTCCCTGGGTGAACTGGAACCAGGTCCTGCCGCCGTGCCCGTGGATGGCCCGGGCGTCCTCCAGACTGGCCCACACCACCGTCGAGTGGTGGGAGTCGCCGTGGGTCTGCCAGCGGATGACAACAGTCCCGTCGTCGAACTCCACCCCTTGGGCCACGACCCCCGTGCCGGAGATTCCGGTCTGGTCCTCATCCCTGATCATCTGAAAGCACCGCATCAGTTCTCCCTGTCCTCGACGTCGGAGGCCGGCTCCCAAATCTCGTAGCCCGCCTCGTCGTACTGGTCGAGGGTCTCGTACAGCAGTTCGGCGTCAGGCATGGTGTGTCCTTTCCAGCAGGGTGGCGACCAGGCTCATGGCCAGGTCCGGGTTGGGTAGGTCGATGAAGTCAATCCCTCCAGGGGTGAGGCCCTCGCCCATCACCAGCACCGCGCCCTTCAAGGCGTAGTTCGGCACCGGGTAGAGCGGCCAGGCCCGTTGGTTCTCCCGCTGCTTGCTGCTGTACTGCCCCTCCTCGTCGCAGACCCCGACCAGGCCGTAGGTCGGGGTGAGTGGGCAGGCGAACCGCTCGATGTAGCGGCATCCCCCGCCGATCGCAGCAGCCAGGTTCTGGTAGCCAGACTCCACCGCGATGATCTCGATGGGTACGGCCGGGTTGGGGTCGATCTTGATGGCACGCACAGTGGTTGCTCCTTGTGTGTTTAGGTGTGGATAAATCTCACTCGATGCTGTCGAGGTGCTGCTGGATGGACTCGCGAAGAGCTGACACCTCCCTCTCGCTGGCACCGAGCGCGTCGATGGCCTCGGCCAGCCGACGCTGGGTGCGCGTGAGTTCGTCGGCCAGCAGCGCCCGGTCCAGGTAGGCCTGCTCATCTTCGGTGTGCGAGCGCTGGACGTGCCAGGTGTTGCGGCTGCGATCCATCGCCCGGTAGATGGCGACACTGCGGTCACTGACCGGATTCATCGTCGTCCTCCTCGGTGACCGGCTCGTAGATCACGCCGTTGGCGTAGAGGTAGCCGTCCGGCACCATCCACACCGCGGGGCCGAGGTGCACCGTCGCCTCGGTGTCGGTGTACGGGTAGAGCGGCTCGGTGATCCCGTCGAGAACCCAGGTCGCCAGCCGGATCAGGTCATCCAGGCTGGGTGGGGTCCTGCTGGCGATCCCGGTCGAGGTCAGCAGTGGCCTGGCTATCTCCAGGGCGACCACCCTCGCCCGCTGTCTCTCGGTCAGGGTCTCCTTCTCCGGGGTATCCGGCAGCGGCTCGGCCAGGTCCATCGGTTGCTCCTTCGTCGGTCTCTCCGAACAGGGCTGCCCGGATGTCTCGCAGTGCACACGGGATGCACAGGTGGTTGTCATTGACCTTCAGGCACGAGTACGGCACGTGGCCGAACAGGCACGGCTGGTCGGGGATGTGGTGCAGCCGGTCCAGCACCGGCCGCAGCCGGGCCAGGATGGCCGAGTCGGACCGCCAGATGGCGATGGTGCGGATGGTGGTGTCCTCGGTCCAGGACTGGAGCACTGTCACGACAGACACCCCCGGGTGCAGTCGTCGGCGCACGCCTCCCCGTGGGCCATCCTGATCAGCCGGTCGTCGGCCGGCTGTTCGCCGCCGAGCAGCAGGGTGGCACCCAGCAGCCGCGGTGCTCCGAACGGGCGGTAGGGCAGCGTCAGCCACTGGTGGTAGTCGGGGTCACCGAACAGCCGCCACAGCCAGGCGTCGTAGCGGACCGACTCCCGGGCACAGGCGAAGTAGAGGTGGTTGGCGACCACGCTCCAGGCGTACGGCAGCCGATTCACCGCTCGCTGCCAGGTCACCTCGTCGGTCTCGAAGCGCAGTACCTCCGGCCTACGTACTCCGAAGTTGTCGGTCTCCTCGGCGCGGTGCTTGATCTCGGTATCGGTTCTCATCGTGTTCTCCTTCGTAGGTCCCGGGCTCCCGAGCAGGAGTCCGGTCGTCCGTTGTGCCAGGTCCTACCCCGCTCGCCGCACAGCGTGCAGCCCTCGTCGTCGTCACCGGGGCTGGCACCCCGGGCGTAGGCCCGGTAGGCGTGGGTACCTGCCCCGTTGCAGCAGGGACAGATCGGCGTGGTGTCCTGTGCGGTCAAAGTCATGGTCCTGGCCCTCTCGCGTGTAAGTTGGTAGGGGTGCGGGTCATGCGGGGCTAGAATCCGAGACCACCGGTGTACCAGCGGCATCCCTGCGGCGTTGCACCCCTGCCCTATTGACCCTGCCGTGCCAGACCCGCTTGCCATCCGGGTCGACCCGTGGCCACATGCCTCCGGCCAGCATCTCCTCGATAGAGCGGCAACGACGGTCCTTGCCGTGCTCACCGGTGCGGTGACTGTCGCCCGGCTCCGTCCCGGCGAAGGTCTCGTGACACACCTTGCAGTGCTCCATCCTGGAGCCGATCCCCGGCTTCTTGCACCGGTCGGTGCACGGGGTCTCTTGGTTACTCATGGTTGCTCCTTTTTGGGTAGGTGACCCCGGCTTAGCCGGGCTAAACCGGGGTCGTCTCCGTGCTGACTACGTGCTCATGGTGTCGGCCATGGCCAGCAGGTTGTCGGCCACGGCGTGCATGGTCCGTGCCTCGTTGCGGAACAGCATCGCCTCGTGCGGGTTGGTGCACTCGTTGGCGATGTTCTCCATCCGCTGAGCCTGTCGACGGATACGGGTGCCGTTGTGCCGGAACTGGCTGGCCTCCCCCACCTTGGTCTCCAGGCACCAGCCGAGCCGGGTCTCCCAGCGGTTGCCGTGCGCGGGAATGGCGAGCACCTCGCCGTCGTGGTAGCGCAGGTCGTCCACCGCCTGCCCCACCGCGGCCAGCGACAGCCCGGTCCCCCGGGCGATGCCGTCGTACGACGCCGCGCCCACGCTGCGCAGGTAGGTCTTCACCGTGCGCATCCGGACGTCTCGCTTGGACCCCGGGGTCGGCGCGCTCACTGGTCCTCCCCGATCAGCGCCTCGATGCCCGCCTCGAAGTCCTCGTCCGAGAGTGGCTCGGTCAGCCCGTCGGCCCAGGCGACCAGCCGGGTGCCGAGGTTCTGGAGCCACTGCCCGGCGAGCCGTGCCTTGTCCTGGTCCTCGGTCTCGTGGACGACCCGCTCCTCGACGAACTCGACCAGGGCTGAGCACTCCAGCAGCACCGGCATCAGCTTGAAGCCGGACAGGTGGTAGACCTGCTCGGCCTCCGCTGCCTCCTGCTCGTGAGCACGACGCTCCCGTGATTGGTGGGTGGTGCGTGCCTGTTCGGTCTCGTTCTGCGCCTTGGCCAGGGCGACGTACGCCTCCTCGTTCGACTCCACCGCCTCGGCCACCTCGCGAGCGAAGCCGGGGTCGCGGGCGATCCGCTCAGCGACGTTGGTCGCCTCGCCGTCACGCAGCCGCTCCCCGGCGTTGGCCTTCCCCCCGGCGGCTACCCGGAGTGCGTTGGCCGAGACAACGTAGCGGCTGCCCCGCTGCTTGGCGGTGTCGACCAAGGTGATGGCCGCTCGCCAGTTGATGATGTTGACCCCGCTCGGTCGCTGCTCCGTGCCGGTGTCGGCGTAGAAGCACAGCGCCGAGAGGATGCTTCGCTTCGGGTTGTCACTGCCTCCCGCCTCCTCGTGGGTGCGGTAGGCCGCCTCCTTCCAACGGGTGTCCGGCGGCCAGGCCATCGCCATCTTGCGCAGCTCGCCCAGCCCATCGGCGGTGTAGGGCAGACCCTGGGGGGTCTCCACCCCGTCGTTGGTCAGCCGCGTCGCCAGGTCGGTCAGCCGGGCGATCAAGAGGGGGGGTGCCCCCACGCTTGAACGGCGGTCGCCGCCGTGGTTCTCCCCGTTGGGGATGTGGTCGAGCACCCGGTCGGCGAGTCGCCAGGCTCCGCCCGACTCGCCCGCCGCTCGCTGCTCGGCAGCCGCACGTACCGGCTGGTAGGTGTCTTCTGTACTCACGGTGTTTCCTTCCGGACGCACCGCCCGTGTCCCTAGGCTGGGACTCCGACGGACGGTCTGCTCGTCCTGTCTCGCCCACTCCCTGGCTGACACCCGGGGAGTGGGCTTCATTGTCTCGCTTATCCATGGCTAACGTGCGACGTCGTAGACCTTCTTGCTCTGGTGTAACGGCTTACTCAGATCGCCCTTGGTGTGCATCGGCACCCAGATCAGCTTCCGCTCCCGTCTGCCCGGTCCGCACGCCTGCCAGCGGGGGTGGCCGCGCACGATCCAGTGGTGCTGCCACTCGACGTGGCCCTCCTCGTGCTGCCGGTGTGGGTTGGCCGGCCGGCGCAGCCGGATCACCGAGACCGCCGGCGGCAGCCGCATCCGTGCCATCCGCCGCTTGGTCGCCCGGTCGGCGTGCTCCTCGCGTACGTCGGCGATCTCCTGGTTCATCACCACCCAGAGCGCGTAGACCCAGCGGTTGACGTTCCAGCCGGTCCAAGTGGCGAACGACATGACCACATCCCCGTCCTCGTTGACGTCGTTGTAGATGACCGGCCGGGCGAAGGTTGGGCCGTCGTCGGCCGGACCCAGTGGCAGGGTGTCGCCCAGTGCTCCCATGAAGACGTAGTGGTAGGGATGCGCGCCGTAGCCAGCCTGCCGCGTCTCGGCGAGCCAGCGGGCGGTGAGTGGGTCGGGTCGACCACCGTCGTTGAAGCCGCAGACGGCCATCCCCCGATAGGTCTGGCCGTAGGACTGACCCCACAGCAGCCAGTCGATGTGCACCGGCAGGTCGTCGGGGCCGGCGCAGACGATGGGCTTCTCCAGGAACACCAGACCGAACGGCGCGGGAGCCAGTCCCATGTCGATCGCCTCGGTGTCGGCGAAGTCGTCGGCTACCCACGACACCAGGTCCACCATGGTCGGCTCGACCTTGATCGGCATCGCCATCTGGGCGAAGTGGCCGATCACCTCCGGGGTGTCACGCACCACCTGGGGCACCAGGTTCGGCCGGGTGTCGATGTTGCGCATCAACTCGGTCAGGTCCCTGTTGCTACGGCCCTGGTGGGCCAGCCAACTGGCGGCGAACAGGGTCTGTGCCATCCGGGTGTCTGGGTTGGACTCGGCGGTGTAGCGGCGGGTGAACTCGGCTTGATGGGACAGCAGGTCGGACGGTCTCACGGCACTCCTTCGGTTGGTTGCTCCGTTGAGGTTTATCTCTGGATAATGTCGTCACACGGCAGACTTCTACGTACTTCTATTATACCACTTGGCAAACGAAACGCAACTAGTCACACCTCCTTCACACATACCCGTTGGACTCTTTCCACGGCAGGTCCTCTCCTGTCTCCATCAGGGTGGGCCAGCGCCGTACCGCACGCGGCCCACGCCAGGGCTCCAGCAGGACGACCCGCCGGGCTGCCGCGTCGGCCGGCTTGACGGTCTTGGGTGCCTGTTCACGGCGGATGCCGTAGCCGAACTCCGGCCAGCGGCGCCACAGCGACGAGCCGATCGGGCGGAGTGCCCGCTTGTTCCCTCCCTGCTCGTTGCCCGCGTGGTGTTCGAGCACCAGCACCGCCTCACCTCGGAGGTCGTCGAGCACCGAGGTGAGGGTGCGGGCGATGGTCTCGTCCTTCTCCTCGTTGTCGGAGACGTAGAGCTTGTAGGTCGGCCCCATCACCAGCACCTCGGGCTGCTCGAACTTGATCCTGCGCTGTAGCCAGCGCCGGTCGCCAGCCTCGCCGAGGTGCAGTCCCTGCGGCTTGCTGTAGAGCGCGAGGGCATCGCTGCCGATGCTCCGGCCATGCTCGATGACGGCTCGCCTGATCCCCCACATCTGCTCCTTGACGATGTGCAGTGGGTTCTCGGCGTCGACCATCATCACCTTGCGCGGGGTGACAGAGTTGCCACCGGTGATCCGGGGGAACGGCAGCATCCCGGCGGCCGCACACATCCCGATCTGGCGGATGAAGGTGGACTTGCCCAACCCCTCCTCGCCGGTCACGATGATGCGCTCGCCCTTGGCCAGAAAGTCGGGCACCACCCACTCCGGGATGGGCAGGTCGGCACCGAGCAGGTCGTCGATCGACCACCGGTCGTCGATCACCCCACTGTCCCGCGCCGGGACCTGGGACAGTCCGTGCTCCGCACGCTGGAGGATGGACTCGTACCCGTCCTCGCTGGTGTAGGCGTCGTTGACCATCCGCCACGCCTCGCGCAGCACGTGCCGACGACCGGAGCGGTCGAGGATTATCTCGGATAAGGAGTCGGGCGACCCTGCCCACGGACCCGACACAAGGTCGGGCATCATCCGCAGCGCCTGGGTCAGCTGCCGCTCGGCCAGCCGGGCGTGCACGGTGTTGGCGTCGGTCGGCTTGCCTTGGCTGGAGAGGGAGAGGATTACCTGCCACAGCGCCTCGTGTGCCGGATGGTAGAAGTCGCCGGGGTTGAGGATGGCCAGCGGCTCGGGGATGCGACCGAGGGAGAACACCGTGTTGAGGGCAGACCTCTCCGCCTCCAGGTCCTGCGGTGGTGGTCGGTCGATGTCCGACATCAGTCTCCCCATCCCGGTGTGTAGTAGCCGCTGTCGTCGTCGGTCTCGCGTTTGAATCGGGTCGCACTGTCGAGCAGCCACATGGAGAAGGTGGCATCCCAGTTGCGCTCCACCTGCTGCTTCCTCTCGGCGTAGAGCCTGAACCTCTGGACCTCCAGGTCGAGGTCGAGGCCTGAGTCCTCGGCTGCTTTCTCGTGGGCCTCGGTCGGTTGCCAGTGCGGGTCGAGGCTGAGCGGCGGTCCCACCTTCACTGAGGTACGTTCCATTGAGGTACGTTCCTCGGTCACACTGACCCCAGGGTGGTGTCCCTCTGACCTAGGGGTGGGGTCACTCTGACCGGGGGGTGGGGTCTCACTGACCCCACCCCCCACATAGCGAGCGTGGATGTCCATGATCCGGTAGGCGTTCGAGGTCAGGTCCCCCTCGGGCGACACCCTCTGCACCCAGGTGATGAGTCCAGCCTCTTTCAAGGCGGCCAGCGCACGCTTGACGCTGCTCTCACTGATGCCTGCCACCTCGGCGATGGTGCGGTGCGACGGCCAGGCGGTGTCGTGAGCGCCCACGTAGGACGACAGCACGACGTAGACGATCTTCGCGTGGGTGGTCAGGTCATGGTCGTGGAGGACGGGGCGTGGGATGTTGGCGTAGCCAGTGGGGACGTCACTCGGAGACACTAGACTTCCTCTCAGATTGCAGTTGTGAGTGGGACTGTGAACGGAACCGCTGGGCAGTACACGGCGAAAACGCCAGCGGGCAGTTGCTCGGATCGGGGTCTTTGCCTTCGTTCCCCTCGAACCGGGTGCTCCTCTCCTCTCTCTCGAACTGAGTCTGTCGCGGTAGTTGGTTGCTCCTGCGATGCGAAGGGCCGGTCATAGCGACCGGCCCTTCGCCGTTCCTCTGAACCTATCGCTGCACCAGCCGCTCGGCCAGCGCCTCACTGAGTCCGGGGTACTCGCCGAGCAGGTCGAGGATGGAGTCCAGCGCGGCCTCCTCCTTGGTCTTCTTCGGCGTCCACTCGATGCCCCGGGCCGCGCACTCCTCGCTGTAGTAGCCGTCGAACTCGGGCTTGTGCGCCTCGCGCAGCCGACGCTGGGCCACGCCGTAGGCCTGGCTCATCAGCTGGTCGCGGGTCTTGCTGTCGGCGTCCACGGCGGACGCTCCGTTGTTGGACATGCTCCTCCTTGGGGAGTCTTAGCCGTAGATAAATACGGCAGGTGGTTGGACAAAAAAAGGGCGAGTCCCCGATCGAAACCGGGGACTCGCCCTTGTCTTATTCTACTCTTTGGCTAGAGCAACGCAACCGCCCCATTAAAAAGGTGGCTCCGTTTCTCCGCCGCCGTACGCCTGGTTGACGGGATTGCTTACCCGCTGCTCCACTCGCCGAGCGTGGGTCTCCCCGGCATGGGGCAGCACCCGGAAGGCGAGGCTGGCACCCACGGAGTCGGCGATCATGGCGATCTTGCTCCGCTTCTGCCCGGTCTCCCGGTCGTCCCACTCCTCGGTGCGAAGCTTGCCTCGCACCAGCAGCAGGTCGCCTTTCTGGACCGACTCGCACAGGTTCTCGGCCAGCTTGTTGAAGCAGGTGACGTCGAGCCAGAGGGTGTCGGAATCCTCCCACTCCCCGGTCTGCTCGTTCTTCTTCCGGTCACTGGCCACGACCCGGAGCCTGGCCACCGCTGTGCCGGACTGGCTGAACCTGAGTTCCGGATCAGCCACCAGCCTGCACTCAATCGTCGTCCGTGGCAGCACTGGTTCCTCCTTCCTCGACCCAGCGGACGAACAGCGTGCACATCCGTGGGGCGTCCTTGGTGTTGTTCCTGGTCCGGACCTCGACCCCGGACACACCGGGGGCGTGCATCGGACCGAGGGTGGTGATCGACTGCTGCCGGATGGCGACGGCGATGGACGTCGGTCCCTCGTCGAAGACCTTCAGCCACTCGCCGGGTCGCTGCCGCAGCATGGCCTGGATCATCGGCCAGTCGTAGCGATGGCGTGGTGGCGGTGCCTGCCACTCCATCTGTTCGGTCATGGTGCTCCTTTCGTCGGGGGGTGCCAGCCCGGGCCGGCTGCCCGGGCTGGCGGGGGGTCACCGCAGGCCGTGGCTGCGGGCGATCCGTTCCAGCGAGTCGAGCCGCGAGCCGAGGGTGGAGATGGCGTCGAGGATGCGGGCGGTCGAGGACTCGTCACTCTCCTCCTCGACCTCCGGGTGGGCGACGTGCATCCCGGTCTCGGCGAGCAGGCCGCGCACCTCGTCCTCGTCCTGGTCCAGGGTGTCGACCCCGACCTCGACCAGACGCTCGCTGAGCGCCTGCTCACGGGCCACCAGGGCCTCGATCACAGGCCGGGCCTGGGCCAGGTACGAGGCCAGCCCCGCGGTGCGCAGCGCACCCTCCACGGTCGCCTCGATGGTGCTGCTGTTCTGGGTGGTGATGCTCATGATGATGGTTGCTCCTGATTGAGTGTGATGACATTGAGTGTAGTAGGGATTGATGTGTTTATCCAGGGCTAAGCGTCGTGTCCCTCCCCTCTGCGTGGGCGTCCCCGACCCCGCGTCCTCGTCGCGTTCATGGCGCGGTCGAGTGCCATCCCCAGCACCAGACCGCGCGTCCCTGCCCCTCGGCCCGTGCCCTTCACGGCATAGCCCTTGGGTGTCTTGTAGCCGGACGAGCCGAGCTTCTCCAGGAACGTGTGTCCCCGGTGGCTGGTGATCCGGTAGTAGTCGAAGCGGAGCGCGCCGCGCCCCGTCTCCTCGTCGATGCAGCGGTCGCACTCCAGCACCCGCCGGGCGTAGACCTGCTCGCCCATGTGCGGGTGCGCGCCGTTCTCACGTCGGGTGTCGACGATCCGGAAGGGCTCGATCAGCACCCACCTGTGCTGGGTGCCACGGCACTCGATGTAGGACTCGGGCATGTCCTCGATGGCGTCGACGAAGTCGTCCTCGGCGGTCACGGGGTGCCCTCCAGCAGATTGCGCGCCGAGGTGGCGTAGTCGATGGCGTAGCGGAGGTGCTGCTGGGCGGACCGGAGGTTGGCGGTCTGGGTCTCCAGCCGCCGTCGCGCCGACCGCTCGGCCCACAGCCGGTTGACCAGGTCGACCGTCAGGTCGCTCGCCCAGTCCGGCCGGGTGGTCCGGTTGAACGTGTCGAACAGCGCCCCGTTGTTGGCGGCGGTCTGCCAGTCGTAGAACCGCTGGTTCCGGAACATCGCGAACTCCACCGACTGCTCGCGCAGGTCCACGACCAGGTACTCCCGGTTGCTGACGGTGCCGTAGGTCCACCACTCACCGCGCTCCGGTGGCCGGAAGTCCCCGATGCTGATGTGGCCGTCGCGCAGGTGGCCCACCAGGAACCACGGGTCGACAACCCTGCCCGCCGGGTTGATGACCTGGCCGTCGATGTACCGCAGCCGGCTCGTCGGGTTGCCGGGGGGGTGGACGGCGAGGTCGGTGCCGTCGGCCAGTCCGTCCAGGGTGGTGATGGTCATGCTTTCTCCTCGATCGGGAAATGGATGACGGTGTAGCTGCTCCAGTCGTTGATGGAGCAGCCGTCGCCGATGGTGTGGGTGGTGTCGTAGCCGGTGCGGCGGTACTGGGTGCCCGCAGGCATGGTGGTCAACTCAGCCCCACTGACGCCGATGCCGACGATCGGCTCCTCCGGGGTGGCCGCGACGGTCATGGTGTCGTGGGAGTTCCGGCCGTTGTCGTGGTGGCCCCACAGCCGCCGGGTCCTGGCCTCGTTGTGCACGGAGTTATCCCGGATAAAGACCATCAGCGCCCCGCTGCTGCGGAACCGGTGGAACAGCAGGGTCCCCTCAGGCAGCGAGGCGATGCTCGCCCGGGACTCGACCACGTCGCCGGGTCCACGGATCTCCCCGGCGTCGTGGACCGACTGGTCGTCGATGCCGAGTGCGGTCAGGCAGTAGTTGAACACCGAGCACCAGCCCTGCCGCTTCTGGTAGGTCTTGCCCACCCGCCAGGCCCGGAGCGCGATCCGGCTCAGGGTCAGGTCGTCGGCCGGCTCGGTGACCGGGCGCTGGGCGTCCGGCAGGGTGCGGATGGTGAGCGGCATCCCCTCCGGTCGCCTGGTGTACTGCCCGAGCAGGTGCTGCAGGCACTCGCCGTCCCACTCGTAGACGTTGAGGGTCCGCGGTGTCTCGGGGTGGCCCGCGTACAGCACCGCTCCCGCGGGCAGGGTGGCGATGTCCCTCATGTTGGACACCAACCCGCCGGGGTACAGCAGCGGCTCCGTCGCGCCGAAGGCGACACACATCTCGTGCACCACCCGCTGCGAGACCCCGTTCCGCTCGGCGGCGGCGAGCGCGGTGTCCCGCAGCCGCCAGGTGAAGACCTCGGCGCTGTCCAAGGCGACCTCCACCTCCTCGCGCCCGGTCAGGTACATCGGGGTGGCGATCATGTGGTGCGGGTCGATCCAGTGGTTCTCGTCACCCCAGGCACGCGGTGCGAGCTTGGTGTAGGAGGGGTGTCCGGCATAGACGCCGACCCCGGCCTTGACCGGGATGGTCGGGTCGTGGTGCAGCGGGTCGGGCAGCACCTGCCCGGGCTTGATCAGGGTGTGCATGGGTGCACGTCCTTCCGTTCCGGGGGAGACACGGCATCTCCCCGCCGTGCCACGGCTGGGCTTCGACCCCCAGCCGGGCTGTTTATCCAGGGCTAACTCTCGTTAGTCATAGTTGTCCTGCGTTGCACTTAGTATATCACATGTGCCGAAGTTACGCAAGTGTCACTGTCGCCACGGGGTGTCCCTCCCGTAGCACCGGAAGTAGCAGTGCTGCCGCCGGCTCCACCAGGTGTGCGGGCCGTGCACCCGCTTCGAGGTGCAGCGCTTGGCCACCAGCTCCTCGACCGACCTCACCCGCCGGCCCCCCGGAACATGCAGTTCATGCACTCGCAGTGGCAGCTGCGGCCCGGGCAGCGGTCGCCCTCGTGCTCACACATCGGCCTCCTCCTTCGTTGACGTGAATGCCGTCGGCCAGGTGCGGCGGATCAGCCGGGCAATCTCGGCGAAGCTGAGACCCTCGTCGTCGTTGGCCTGGGTGCAGGTGAGGTACTCGACCCCGGCGTCGTCATGGTGGATGACCAGGCTGGGGTCGGTGTCCAGGCCGAGCCACTCCGCCACCGCCCGGGGCAGCGTCCCTTCGACGGAGTCGTAGGTGCGGATCTCACCGCGCGCCCCGGTCTGGTCGACGACCAGCGGTACGCCGTGCTCCCGGGCGCTCTCGCACGCCACCCCCAGGCAGCAGTAGCCCCAGGTGTCGGACAGGTAGCCGGTGGTCTGGTCGAACCGACCACTGAGCAGGTCGTCGTGCCAGATCTTGATGTTGTCCAGGTTGGGCATGGTTGTTCTCCTTTATCCTCGGCTAAGCAGGGTGGTCAGGGTGGTCACGGCAGCGTCCGCCTCGTCGAGCAGCTGCTGCCAGTCGGCTTCGCTGGTGGCGTCCGGCTCCTGCACGGTGCGCAGGGCGAGGATGGCCACCGCCAGCGCCCGCCGGGTGTGCACGTCCGCCAATGGTTGAGCGATATGGGTGGGCTGGGTGCCCATAGGGACGAACACGGCCGAGTCGTTGTCCGACCCGTCATGACGGTCGTCCTCGGCCACCCACCACGAGGTGACCTCGAACGTCCCGCGGTCGGTCAGGGTCCGGCCACGGACCTGGCCGAGTCGATCGTGCAGGACCAGCTCAGCGAGCGGGCGTCCGTCCTCACTCTCGAACGGCTGGGCATCCACCGTGAAGGCGACCAGGATGGTGTGCTCGGCCATCAGTCGACGATCTCGACGCCGAGGTTGTAGACGCCGCCGAAGTCCTCCACGTCGGCTCCGGCGAACGGCGACGGCGGGGTGTACCGCCAGCCGTCCTGGGTGGTGAACTCCCGCACCGTGTCGTAGGCCTCGTCCTGGTCATGGCCCATGACCGTGATGGTCTGCCGGTAGGTGACCTCGATCTCGACGTCGTAGCGACGCAGCCGCCGGCGCAGTCCAGCCCGCTCGGCGATGCCGTCGTAGACCGAGCACAGGTCGTGGCTGTCGGCCTCGCTGCCGAGGATCTCCGACGCGGTGTCGATGAACGCCTCGTGCTCGCGAGCCAGCCGCGTGATCTCGGCGGTGTGCTCGGCCTTGACCCGTTCCAGCTCGGTCTCCAGCTGACGGATGCGGTCGGCTTGCAGGTTCTCGATCTGCGGCACGTCGGCCGGGCTGATCGGGATGTCTCGGATGTCGGTGACGTCGGTGAGGTACCAGCCACGGTGGGTGTCGGCCAGGTCGGCGATGCCGCACCGCTCGATCTCGCGGGCGGTGAGGTGCTCACGGATGGGCCAGCCGTAGTCGGCGTTCAGCCCGCCTTCCGCCGGGTTGGGCCAGAGGCCGATCCATCCGCTGGTGGACGCACGGACGGCGAGCACGGGCTCCTCGTCGTCCCGGTAGTGGTGGGGCACGTGGTGGTCCTCGTGGCAGCACGAGACCAGGTAGCGGGTGTTCTCGGTGGTGATGACAGACATGATTGGTTGCTCCTTTATCCGGGGCTAAGCCCGGTGGTTGGACCGCAGGCTGATGCGCTGCGGATGGAAGGTGCGGACTCGGCCGCTGATCACGCGATCACCCTCGTGACCACGCCGTCGACGACCTCGACAGTGGCGTACCAGCGATGGGGCTGGGGGTAGTGCGGACCCTCGACGCTGACCCTGCCGTTGTCGGGGCAGGGGAACGGGCCGGGGGAGAACACGGTGACCCGCTGATCCCGGGCCAGCATGGCCTTGAGTTCCTTCTTGGTCTTCGGATTCCCACGGACGTACATCAGGTGCTCCTTCGTTGGTGTTTATCTCTGGCTAAGGTCCGAGCCAGGCGGATGGTCGGGTAGGTGAGCAGGCCGAGGAGGTACGGGACCACCAGGTGGGCGATCCACAACCAGAACGGCAGGCTGACCCTCACTCCTCCTCTCCTTCGTTGACGGGAATGTCGGCCTCGGCCAGCTCGGCATCCCGGATGGCGATGATCTCGGCGTGCCGCTCGACCTTGGCCCGGAACTCCGGGTCACGCGACGCGCGGTGCAGGATGGACACGCTGGTCAGCGTCCGGTGGACGGCCGGTGCCACCGCGCGCAGCTCGATCATGGCGATCCGCCGGGCGTAGGACAGGCAGGTCACCAGGACCAGGCTGACCAGGGTGGTGAGCAGGGCCACGGGGATCACCAGCAGGGCCATCATCGGGGTGGGTGCGACGGCGACCAGGGTCAACCCGACCCCGACCCCGATGCCGCCGACGAACCAGCGGGTCACGGGGTCACCCCGTTCGTGCTCCGTCGGGTGGCCGGCCTACTCGTGGGCTTCTTCCGGGTGGCCGGCTCGCTGACCGGATGCGGTGTCTTCCGGGTGACGTAGGTCGGTGCGGTCACCGCGGGTGTCGCCTCGGCCTCGGCGACCTGGGCGTCGAGCAGGGCCTTGACCCGGACGACGAACCGCCAGGCCCGGCGGATGCCGATGACGGCCGCGCCGACGACGGTGACGACCATCGCCAGCACGACGGCCCAGATGATGTGCGCACCCGTCTGCGGCGGGTGCGGGAGGAGGTTGCTCACCCCCACCACGGCGGCGAGGATGAGCAGGTTCTTGATCGACATGGGTGGTTGCTCCTTCTGAGTTGGTTTATCCATGGCTAAGCCGGATGGCCTGGACGCTGCCCCGTCCCCCGATCGTCGGGGCAGCGACCAGACCCGCCGGAGCGGGTTGGGGTGGTCAGACGTGACGCCAGCCCTGCGGCCAGAGGTCTTCGGTCCGGTCGTCGGTGAGGACGGGGAAGCCGTCCCCGTGGAGGGGGCAGCGCCGCCTGATCGCGGTCAGCCTGCGACCGCACACCCCACCCTCGTGGTCGAGTTCGCAGTGCGTCTGCTCGGGTGTGAGGTCCACCTGGATGGTGGGTGGCGGGGTAGTGGTCGAGTAGCGGAGGACGTACATGGTCGGTTGCTCCTTCGTTGGTTGAGGTTTATCTGTGGCTCAGGGTCTTGACGGTGCGCCGGAGGTTGACCCAGAACCTCCGGACGTAGCGGCTGCGCCGGCAGCGCGGGCAGGACACGGCCCACACGTCGCGGGTCCGGGCGTGCACGTTCTTGCGGCAGCCCGTGGTGTGGTGCACCAGCACGGGTTTAGCCGTGGCTACCGGCCTCGTGCCGATGGTGGTCAGCAGGCTCATCGGAAGGCCGGGTTGTTCTGGTCCGTCCAGGCGAGCTGGCGACCGTTGTCATAGTCCAGCCAAACCCCGTACGCGCAGCCGTGCTCGAATGTGACGTCCAGGAACGAGACTCTGCCCTTGCCCCGCCAGGTCTGATAGCGGCCGGAATAGTCGCCGGCTGCCTTGACCCCCGAGCCATGCACGAGGCGACGGACCTCCTTCAGAGTCAGGCACTGCTGGGTATCGGCCGCGATGATGACGCGGTGGCCCTCCCGTGCGGTCACGCTGCCAGCGGTGCCGGCTTCAGCCACGGTCGGGGTGAGGGTGACCACTGTTGCGAGCGCGGCGGCTGCGATCAGGTGTCGGTAGTTCGACATTGGTTGCTCCGTTCATTGATGATGATTGATCGGTTTATCCGCGGCTAATGCCACGGGACTACGTTCTGCGGTTCATTGACTGACCGGAATCCCCACGGCGGGGGGATTCCGCGCGGGGGTGGTCGGGTCCCGCGCGGGGGGAGGGGGGGGAGGCCCGGCCCCGGAAGGCCGGGCTCCCGCTAGCGGGAGGGCCACTCCCCACTAGCGCGTCCCGCGCGAGCGAGCGCGAGCGAGAGTGCGCTCGCGGGTCGCACGAGACCGTGGTGGAGTGCGGTGCCGTCGCGCACGACGGACCAGACCGCGACGCTATCCAGCAGGTGGGAGCGGGTGACGGTCACGACTGTCTGAGTCGCGCCGTGCCCGACGCGGGTGCGCATCACCGGGTCACCCACACACACGTGGTGTCGGTGCAGACGTAGTGCGCTGCCTGCCCGTGCAGGCCTAGCGCGATGAACAGCGCGAGCGGCATCAGCCACCACGCGACGGTCAGGACTCGGACGAACATGGGTTGCTCCTATCGGTAGGGATGTGGTCTAGGCAGACCATGCAGTGCACGGGAGCGGGTCCCGTGCACCACACTGAAGGCCTAGGCGCTAGCGGTCACCACGGCATCCGGCGCGAGCGCCGACGCGGGCTCGCCCGAAGGTGCCTGCTCCACGCTGGCCTTGGCAGCCCGGGTCCGAGTGGACTTCCGGGTCCGGGCAGCCTTGGCAACGGTGGCAGGTGAGGCCTCCCGCGTGTCACCGGAGGCGGTTGCCTTGGCAAGGAGCGCCATGCCAGCGGCGCGCGCCGTCTCGTCGCCGTTCAGCCACGCATCGAGAGTCGAGTGGAGTTCGTACACCCGCACCCACTCCTTAGCGGGCAGGGCCTTCCCACCGAACTTAGCGACCATGGCTTCCGCCTGATCCAACGCGACGGGCAGCGACGCGGGCAACGTCCACGCCGGAGCGCTGTCTCGTGGCGCGGTGGAGGTGGTGGCCGCCGACCCTGCTCCGCTGTCGTCACCTTGCGGTGATGCGGTGGAGCGTGCCTGCTGCCGAGCCGTGGCAGCCTGCCGCTTGGCCTCCGGATCGGTTGCCAGCGTGTAGGCCTGCTCCACGCTTGCCACGGTCGCGCCGTCCTTCAAGACCGCATCGCGCACAGCCTTGGACTTGGACAACTTGTCAGCGATGGAACGGTGGAGCGGGTTGCTTGCCTCACCACCGACCACGAACAACCACTTGGCCACGTACCCGTACTGAGTCACACGGGTGGGGTCCACCTTCAACAGCGCCGCCACGTCCTTGGACAACATGACGTTCTGCTGCACGAGGGCACGGTGGACATAGGCCCCTGCAATGGCTTTGGACTCCATTGCTTTGGTCTCAGTGGCAGCCATGGTGCGGAACAGACCGGCGGCTTCCTTACCGATCTTCTCGGCGGATTCCTTGCTAGCAAGGATTTCCGCCCCAACGTCAGTCTGACGCTCGACCAGACGTGCCAGCAGTGCGGACTCGTCAGGTGACAGCACCGTTGGCAGGGCTGTCGTGGTGATGGTCTCGACCACAGTCATGGTCGGTACTCCAATCTCCGGCTTAGCCGGGGCTAAAGACCGGGTGAACCACGGCGGTTCACAGCATCCGGTCTCCGGGCATGACTCACCCGGACCTTCAGTCTAGCAGTTGGCAAACGCAACGCAACTAGGACCCACCATGACTAAGACCTAGTGAGAGTGGGTTTAGCCATGGCTAAGGCTGTCGGCCACGGGCTGGCCCGTGACCCTAGCGGGACACTAGGCAACCCCCCACCCTCCCGAACCGCGCGTGCGCGCGGGGGCGGGCTCCGCTAGGCGGTCCTGTGGATATCCACCATTTTGGATTCGGATTGCGATGTACCTGGTAGTCCAGAACTGGATACTGATGTACACTGAGGGACATGCAGATCAGGCTGGAGCTGGAGGACTCTCTGGGAGCCGAGGTGGACGACGCTAGAGGGGATGTTCCTCGTGTGGTCTGGATCAGGCGTGCGATCGAGATGCGGCTGGGCCGGACCCGGGAGATGCAGGCAGCCGACCAGTTCGCCAGGAAGGTGATGACGCCGACCGAGGTCATCGACGAGCACCGGGAGTTCCTGGAGGGTGGGGTCGAGGCTCAGGCGAAGGCTGTGCAACGGAACCGTGCCATCAGGGCAGAGGTCCCCCAACGAACAGACGACGTAACTCGACAGGAGCAACCAGTGGCCACCGTGATACCGGAGGAGTGCTCGCACCCGAGGTCGGCGTGGAAGGTCCACGGATGGGGCACGCTGTGTGGGCTCTGCAACAAGAGGATCGAGCGGTGAGTGAGCGCGAGGTGTTCGGGAAGAGGTTCTACGACTCCACCTGTGCCAGGTGCGGTGTCCCGATCAAGGCCCTCACCCCCGACAACGACGACCTGGAGGTGTGCTCGGCGTGCACAAGGGCGATCCAGGGGGAGCTGGTGAGGCATGAGTGACGTGGACGACGCCATCGGTCGTGCCGAGAAGGAGCCGGAGTGGAACCTGGCGACGTCGGGGGTCGACGTAGCCCGGCAGGCGTGGCGCGACCGTGCCGTGCTCGCCGCCGAGGTGCTGAGGCTCAGGGCCGAGTTGGCCGACTGCCGGAAAGGGTTCGTGAAGGCGAAGCCGGAGTGGTCGCAGTGATCACGGCCAAGGTGATCCTGGAGGTGCACGACCACGACAACGACACCGTGCAGACGTTCCCGGTGGGTGAGGTGGTGCTGATCGAACGGGGCCAGGAGCCCGAGGTCGGTCAGCTGCTCCGGGAGATCGCCGATGCGCTGGACGAGGAGGAGTGATGCTGGTTCTCGTCCATCAGATGTGGGTGAACCCTGCCCGGGTGGTGGCGGTGTACGTCAACCATCACAACTACGAGGGCTCGCGGGAGCGCTGGCAGGTGACCCTGGCCTGCACCGATAAGAAGGAATGGTCCTGGAGTTTCTACGTCGAGGAGGAGGCCTACGCCTGGGCCGACAAACTGGCCGAGCAGGTGAACCAGCAGGTGCACGACCCCTTCCCCCGACTAGTGACCCCGGGGGAGGACCTGCGATGAGGCTGCTGCATAGAACGTGCACACACGGGAAGCGGCGGATCGAGGCCGACATGATGCTCTACGCTCCGAACGTGGCCTACCGGGGGCTGATCTGGCTCTCCGATCTGGAGCATCCGGACCCGCACGAGATCGGTCTGACCAGTTACATGCTCAACTGCAACCGGATGGAGTGGGTCTGCGAGGTGAACACCGATATTGCGGTGCCCTGGACGTTCTGGGCGCACGTGAACAAGGTCCCCCTCCACATCAGAATGGCCTTGGACGGGGCCGAGGGGGCAAATCCGCGGCACTGGTACGTCTCCACCGTGCCTTTAGCCGTGGATAACATCACCAGGGGTCTCTGATGGCGGTGAAATGCTGTTCCAAGCGAGCGGCGAAGCTCAAGAAGGTGAGCTTCGAGAAGGCCAAGAAGGCTGCTGACGCCAGAGTGGCCTCAGGCGCGCCGGAGGCCAAGGCGAAGAAGGCCACAGCCAGGAAAGCCTCCGCGAAGAAGGCCAAACCGTGCACCATCTGTGCCAAGGGGGCTACGAGGTGATCACATCCGGCCAGGTCCGCTACCACGACGACCTGGCCGGCCTGCTGACACCCGTCGATCAGCTGCGCCCACACCCCGACAACCCCTCCTCGGGTGATGCGGATGAGATCGCCACCTCGATCGAGGTCGTGGGGATGTACCGCCCGGTCTACGCTCAGCGCAGCACCGGCTTCATCCTCGCGGGCAACACCACCTACGCCGCTTGCCTCAGTCTGGGGGCCACCGAGATCCCGGTGGTGTGGCTGGAGGTCAGCGACGAGGTGGCGCTGCGCATTCTGCTCGGCGACAACGAGCTGGCCCGGCTGGCGATCGTCGACCAGGGCCTGCTGCAGCCGCTGCTGGACACCCTGGCGGCCACCGAGCTGCAGCTGGCGGCCACCGGCTACGTCCTGCCACCTCCACTGCCGGAGCCGGTCGAGCCGGTGCTCACCTACACCGTCACGGTCACCCTGACCGCCGACCAGGCGGCGTCCTGGTTCGACGTCCCGGGCGAGACTGACCGGGACCGGCTGGACTTCCTACTCAGCCTGCGCTGACTCGCTCGCGGCGATGGTCTGCACAGCACTCAGCACCTGGCTGTCGCTGATCACGGACTGGTCCCGGCCCGGTCGCTCCACACCTCCGGCGAGAGCCGAGGCGTAGGCCTCCCCGAAGCCCGGCTGGGAGGCCATGGCCCAGGTGTGCTGCGCGGCCCACATCCCGGGGTCCCCGTAGCCTGCTCCGGCGGTGTTCTCGGTGGCCACGCAGGCAATGGTGCGGGCGTTGAAGTCAGCGTCGTTGGCGAGAGCTGCGACGTCTGCGTAGGCCATGAGGTCTCCTAGGTCTGGATCTTCTCGTACACGATGCCATCCAGGCACAGCTGAGTGGCGGAAACGCCGGCGGGCACGCTGATCGTCACCGCCCCGGCTGCGGTGATGTCGGCGCGCATCGCGGCGAAGACGTTGCAGGTGACCGGGAACAGTGCTCTCCGGGACGGCAGTGCCGCGGCGGGCAGGTTGAACGGTACATCTCCGGTCGCGTAGTTGGACGACTTGGTCACCGTTCCACGCAGGTAGGTCATCTGACCCCAGACCCGGTACTGACAGGTCAGCCCGCTGGTGTGGGTGAACGCCCCACTGGCCGGGGTGAGATCCACCCAGCCGGTGTCCCCACCACCGATCGGAATCCAGGCCCCCCATCCACTGGCATTGCCCGAGCGGGCCTGGATGTTGGTGCCGGACCCACCGGAACCGGTGGTCAGGTGGGTCCAGATCTGGGTGGCGTTGGTCCCGCCCGGAGGCCGCTGGGTGAGCACGGTGGCGAACGAGCCCGGGACCGGCCAGGTCGAGCCGGTGGTCTCGGTCGGGGACAGGTACATCGAGGACAGGCCGTTGGGGTAGGCAGCCGGTAGCGTGGTCGGCAACATCACCGGGCCAGTGTTGGCGAAGGCGTTCGGACGTCCACGCAGCTGCCCGTTGCTGTCGACGTAGACCTCACGACCCACCAGGGAGTCGCCGCCGTAGATGTCCAGCGGCGTGACGCCCCACAACCCTGACGCGGCCGAGCCGGCCACAGTAGGAGCGGGCACCTTGGTGATGTCGATGCTGTTGTTCGGTGTGCTGGCGACCGTGCCCAGCGTCACCCCGGAGTTCTGGTCGGCTGACACCTGGATGGTGTCCCCAGCAGCGCACTTGATCGTCCGGGACACCTGGCTGGTCGGCGTGCCGTTGACGGTCGGCACGGCGAACCCGTAGCCCATCACGGCTGACGAGCCGTTCAGCCCGATCCGGATACGCCGGTAACCGGACCCGTTCGCGTCCCAGGCGACCTTGGCGTTCACCTGGTAGTAGCCAGCCACCGGTACGGTGAAGATACCCGCCGAGTCCTTGGTGATGCCGCCCTCGGTGTGGTCCAGCGTGTCCCACGGCACCGGGGTGGCGATGCCGGTGGGGCACGACACCGCCGCTGCCTGACGGTAGGAGATCGAGTAGTTCCGCTCCCCCAGCGCCACCGACTGCGGGATCGAGGATGGGACCTTGGTGATCGTCGCGTAGTTGTAGGTGGCGGCCGCCGACAGCGCCAGCGACGCCCCGGAGGTCTGGATGACCCGGACGTCCACCGTGTCCCCGGTCGTCAGGTACACGTCCTTGACGGCCACCACCGACTGCCCGGCGGTGTTCGCGTTCGGCACGTCCGACATCGACGCCACCGGGGAGCCGTTGACGTAGATGTAGGCCGCCCGGTAGCCGGTCGCGTGGGCGACGAACTGGAACATGCCCACGACCCGATACCAGCCGATGACAGCGATCACCCACTGGTTGTTGACACCGTCCCAGGTCATGTTGTCGGCGCGGTTCAGCACCTCCAGGGCAACCTTGGTGACGGCGTTGTTCGGGATCGACTGTCCGGCGGCGGTTCCCCGGGAGGCGGCGGAGACCGGCTCCCCGACCGTGCCGGTCGGGTTCTCCCAGAGGGCGTCGCCGTCGATGTCGGACTGCTTGGTCAGCACCTGCCCGTCGGTACCGCCCGGTGGGATACCGCTGCCACCGCTGCCACCGCTCTGGTCCTGCGGTTCCCAGTGGTCGTCCACCCAGACCAGCACCTGACCGTTGGCTGCCCCGCTCTGCACATCGGTCAGGTCGCTCATCGCCAGCGTGGCCGTGGCGGTCACATGCATCGGAGTGAGTTCGGTGCCGGTCCCGGTGGTGGAGAAGTCGACCGAGGAGGAGTCGTCGAAGACGATCCGGTCCAGCAGCTCGGCGGCGTCGGAGGAGATCACGTAGGGGTTCTCGACCGAGCCGATCCCGTCGACCTGGACTCCGTCGCCCGCCTCGATCAGGCAGGAGCAGGTCGAGGCACAGCCGCAGCGCGCCACGTCAGCCTCCCAGCAGGGTGATGTCGAAGGTGGAGTACGGCGTACTGGTGCCGTAGGCGACGGTGTTGGCCACCGACGACCTCGCCTGCACCTTGATGGTGTCCCCGGCGACGCACCTCAGTAGCCGGGACAGGTTGAGGTTGTGGTTCCCGGACTGCCCGGCGTTGGAGATGGCTGCGGCGAGCAGGCTGTTCTGGTACAGGTTGATCACCAGGCTGGGGCTGCCGGTGACCTGGAAGTGCTGGTTCCAGTTGATCTGGTACTTGCCCGGGAAGGGCACCGTGAACACACCGCTGGAGTAGGAGATCCCGCCCTCGTCGATCGACGAGGCGTCGTAGGTCAGGGTGTAGAAGGTGTTCGCGGTGGGCATCGTCTGACTGGCGGTCTTCCGGGCCGAGTAGCACGGCCCGTTGCCACCCACCCAGGTCCACGGCAGCCAGGTGGTACCGCTGTAGCTGCGCTGCCAGACCGCCTGGGCGGTCGCGCTGGCGGTGTCCCGGTGCCAGACCTGGACGACGTTGCTACTGTCCAGCGCCCGCAGGTTCTCCACGTAGCCGAAGGTCCCCGCAGGCAGCGGCCAACCCGAGCCCGCGGTGTTGTCGGAGTTCAGCACCCGCATCACCGAGTAGCCGACCGGGTAGGACGACCCGGGGGTCGACGCGGTGATGCCGGCGGCGGCGGCGTTGAAGGCGATCGGCTTGGTGCGGATCACGCCGTTGGAGTCGGTGTAGATCTCCCGGCCCTTGGTGGAGTCGGCACCGTAGATGCTCAGCGGCGGGGAGCCCCAGACACCGGAGACCGGCACCGCGGTGGCTCCGGGGGTGCCGAACACCCACTCCGAGCCGTTCCACTGCACCACGTCGCCGGCAACCGGCACGTCGGTCTTGGAGACGTCGGTCAGCTCGCGCATCCCGACCATCGCGGTGGCGATCCAGCGACGCTTGTCCGCGACCGTGCCTGCGCCGGACTGAGCCCACTCCACCGTCGGGCTGTTCACCATCTGCAAGGAGTCGAGCGGGTTGCCGCCCGCCGCGGTGCCGATCTCGTAGGGGTGCTCGGGCGACCCGTTGCCGGTCACCACGATCCCGCCCTGAGGGGCCGACGTGATGATGCACGAGCAGGCACTGTTCCCGCAGGCGCACCTGGCCATCAGCGCTCTCCCTCGCTCTGGGTACTACCCTCCGTGGGGCGTCCGTCCAACGCAGGCATCCTCGCACAGGGTGACACCGGTAAGTACGTAGTCGTATCCTGCGCCCATGGGCACCCGACAGGACTCCTCCGACCCGACCGGGGTGGCGGCCACAGGCCGGGAGAACAGTGCCCTGATCGCCCGCAACCGCAAGGCCGACGCGGCGTTGCAGCTGCGGATGACCGGGGCGAACTGGGCCGAGATCGCCCAGACGCTGGGCTACCCCACTCCGCGGCAGGCGCTGGCCTCGGTCGAGCGCGCACTCCAGCGGCAACTGGCTGCCGACACCAGCAAGGACCAGCTCCGACTGCTGGCGGGCATCCGGCTGGAGCGGTTGCTGCGGGGGATCTGGAGCAAGGCCATCGACCCGACCAACCCGGAGCAGATAACCGCGGTTTCCCGGTCCCGGGAGTTGATCGCGGACTACACCAAGCTCTACGGACTGGCCGCACCGGCAGAGGTGGTGATCTCCACCCCGACTCAGACCGAGCTGGAGGACTGGGTGTTCCGGATGACCGCCACCTTGACTCCCGAGGTCGAGGAGGGCGATATCTGGGAGGCTGAGGTTGTGCCCGACGAGGATTTAGCCGGATAAAGCCATGCCTTTCCGACTGGACGAGAAGTACGGCGAGTTCCGAGCCAAGATTCAGTTCACCACTGCGGCCTGGATGCCCTACCAAATCTACAAGGCGTGCCTGGCGACCGGGATTCTGAGTAACACCCGCTATTGCCAGCTGGCGGTCTGCGAAAAGCTCGCGAAAGACCTCGACCTCGATCTGGATGAGCTGATCTCCCAGCTTCCCACCGGCAGGACCACATCGAACTACCTGTTCGACCCGACGGGGGAGAACACCTCCACACCGGGACCCAAGCCGGACGGGGAGAACCCCCGGTTGCACACCCGGGTGGTCGTCGGCAGGTACGGCATGGGTGGCAGCGACGACGAGGAAGTGCGATGACAACCCCGACCCACGGAAGTACACTTCCACCATGCAGAAGGTCCGGTGGACCCAGCGTTGTGCCGGGGGCTGCGGCACGATGCTGCGGCTCGGTACCTACGCGACCCGTCTGCACGGGGGGTTGTGGTGTCTGACGTGCGCTCGGCGTCACCAGATGACCTGCAAGGTGTCCCGCTTGAGCTGATCGAGTCGTTCAAGCACTGGAAGCCCGAGCACCAACAGCGGGCGATGACCATGCTGCGCCAGTTCGAGACGCACAACTGGCATCCGTTCTTCTGTAAGCGCAGAGGGTGCAACGGCCAGCCCCACGAGGACGGCACCTGGGACTGGCCGCACGCCCGGGCCGACCAGCAGCCACCGCCGATGGCCTCCCCCGACTGGCTGACGCTGCTGTTCTCCGGCGGGCGTGGCTCGGGCAAGACTCGGACCGGCTCGGAGATCACCCACAAGATCACCAACCACACCTCCCGGCTGATCCTGATTGCGGCCACCGGTCCCGACCTGCGCGACACGATGGTCGAGGGCGTATCAGGAATCCTGGCCACGTCTCCTCCTGGTAAGCGCCCGCTGTGGGAGCCGAGCAAGAAACGGCTCACCTGGCCCAACGGCGCGATCGCGCAGGGATACTCGGCTGAGGAGCCGGACCGTCTTCGCGGACCTGAGTCCGGGTTCTGCTGGCTGGACGAGCCCGGGCACTACGCCCTGGTCGAGGACGTCTGGTCGAACATGCTGCTGGGGCTGCGACTGGGCAAGAACCCGAAGGTGGTGGCCACCACCACCCCGAAGCCGACGAAGTGGATGAAGAATCTGGTTGGTGACCCACTCACGATCACCCGACGGGTCTCCACCTACACCAACATCGACAACCTGGCCGACTCCTACAAGCGCACCGTGCTGGACCGCTACGAAGGCACCCGACTGGGCCGCCAGGAGCTGCACGGGGAGATTCTGGAGGACGTCGAGGGCGCGCTGTGGACCTGGGACATGTTCGACTGGGTGGAGGAGGCACCGCCGCTGCAGCGGATCGTGGTCGCCGTCGACCCGGCCGGCTCGACCCGGCTGGGCAGCGACGACACCGGCATCATCGTGCTGGGCATTGGCTTCGACCAGGTGATCTACGTGCTGGCCGACTTCACCGGCCGCTACTCCCCCCGGGGCTGGGCCGAGCGGGCGAACGGTGCCTACGAGGACTTCGCCTCCGACGCGATCGTGGCGGAGAAGAACTACGGCGGCGAGATGGTCAAGCACACCCTGGAGACCTCCGGCTACGGCGGTGCGCGCATCCTCACCGTCGACTCCCGGCGTGGCAAGGCGATCCGCGCCGAGCCGATCGTCGCGCGCTACGAGCAGGGCAAGGTGAAGCACGTGGGCAAGGGAGTGCTCAGCGAGCTGGAGGACGAGGAGACCTCCTGGGTGCCCGGCTCCGGTCCCTCGCCGAACCGCGTGGACGCTCTGGTGCACGGGGCCACCGACCTGTTGAAGCGAATCGCCCCGGCCTCGATCGCCAGCCCGAACACCCTGCTGCGACGGCGCAGCACGGGGCGTCACCTGAGGGCCGTGGGCTGATGTTCTCGTCCCATCCCTGGTGGGTCTGGGCTCTCGCCGTGTTCGTGGCCACGGTCAGCGTGGCGCGAACAGCACGGCTGCTGGTCTTCGACGACTTCCCGCCCGTGGCCTGGCTGCGGCTGAAGTTCTTCGTGGCGGTGGGCGACTCCCCGTGGCGAAAGCTTGGTGAGTGCGCCTTCTGCCTAGCGCCCTATCTCTCGGCGGTGATGATCGCCTGGGCACTGCTGAGTGATCTGGCCTGGTGGTGGTGGTTGCCGAACATCTGGTGGGGCATGTCGTACGGGGCTGCGATTCTGGTGGCGTACGACCAGCCCGAGGACGGTATTGACTAGCGACGTCTGGTCGTAGTAGCGGGCTTTGTGCGAAACTCCGGGGGAACCCTCCGGCGGAAAGAGTCTGATGCCACGGCGCAAGGTGGAGCCTGATCCGGTCGTGATTCCGACGACCTCGATGGTGGCATCCGCCACCCGGTATCCGGGCAAGGCTGCCAGGATCTACCAGCCCAGACAGGACTGGCAGGCGGAGTGCTACCGGCACTACTCGATCTGCGGAGAGGCCCGGTTCGCCGCCAAGTTCTTCGGTCACTCCGTCTCGCGGGCGGTGCTCTATGCCGCGAGGATCGTCAACGGGGACACCGAGAAGCAGACCGAGGGTCCGGCAGCGGCCGCCCTCGATGACCTCTTCAACGGGCGAGACGGCCAGACCCAGATGCTGGACGCCATCGGTACCCACCTCACCATCGCCGGTGAGTGCTACCTGGTGGGTCGCGCGGTGGAGGGGGTGGACACCTGGGAGATCGTCTCCTGTCTGGAGATGCAGGTCGCAGGCAACGCCTGGCAGATCAACTACGGCAACGGCCTACCGGCAGTGAACCTGACCGAGGAGGATGTGGTCATCCGGATCTGGCTGCCGTCTCCGGCGCATCGGATCGAGGCCGACTCTCCGTTCCGGGCGCTGCTGCCGATCCTGTCCGAGATCGAGTGGCTGACCCGGCATGTGTTCGCTCAGATCACCTCACGGCTGGCAGGCAGCGGCATCTTGATCATGCCGCAGGGGATGACCTTCCCACCGCCGCCGGAGCAGCAGAATGTCGACGGCAGTACCGTCGCTGCGCCGGCGAACGAGGCCGACTCGTTCATGCTCAGCCTGGCCGACGCGATGATGTCACCGATCGAGGACCCGTCCTCACCATCAGCGGTGGTTCCGATCGTGGTCACCGCGCCGGACGAGACCATCGACAAGCCCCGGCTGTTGACCTTCTGGTCCGAACTCGACTCCGCCTCGATGGGCCTGCGGAACGAGGCCATCCGCCGGTTCGCCCTCGGCATGGACCTGCCGCCTGAGCAGGTGCTGGGGATGTCTGGCACCACCTCGGACTCCTCCGGCAACGTCTCTCACTGGGGTGCCTGGCAGGTCGAGGAGTCAACCATCAAGCTCCACGTCGAGCCGATGCTCGACGTGATCGCCAACGCCGTCACGGTCGGTTACCTGCGTCCACTGACCGACGATCTCTCGCTGGTCGCCTACGACTCCTCGGCGTTGAGGCTGCGACCGGACCGGTCCAAGGAGGCATTCGAGCTGTACGACCGGGGGTTGATCACCCCCGAGGCGCTGTTGCGTGAGAACGGCTTCGACGTCAACGACATGCCGGACGACGAGCACCGCAAGATGTGGCTGCTGGTCAAGGTCGCCTCCGGCAGTGCCACGCCCGAACAGGTGGGTGCCGCGCTGGAGCAGCTGGGGGTGCACCTGGGGGTGGTGAGCGACCCGGAGACATCCCGGGAGTCGCGGCCCAACCCGACTCTGGACGAGCATCCCGTCCGACCGCGCGATCCGAGCGAGTCCGCTCTCGTCGCGGCCTCGGAGGCGTTGGTGTTCCGGGCCTTGGAACGGGCGGGTAACAGGCTTCGACAGAGCGTCTCGCGACCGCCCGGGGCACCAGCCTACGAGACTCACGTCTACGTCAAGGCCAACGGCTCGGCCGAGAGACTGCTCGACGACGCCTGGTCCTGTGCCCCCCAGGTGCTGGCCGGGATCGCCGAACCGGACGCGGTGATCCCGGTCCTGTCCTCGTACTGTGTCTCGCTGATGAACGAGCAGAGTCCGCACAAGCGCGAGCGGTTGGTGAACTGGCTGCGGCTGGCTGAGCAGGTCTCAGCATGACTGCCGCCGTGCTGGAGACCGAGGAGTTCGCGGCCCGCCGCCGGTCCCAGCAGGACGCGGTGATCGCGGATCTGCTGCCCTACGCCAAAGCACTGGTCGCCGACCCGACCGACCTGCAGGCGCTGACCGACCTGCGCGAGGCCCTCACCCAGGTCTACACACAGACCTACCTGGCCGAGGGCGGGGACCGGCGGGCACACACCGCCGCTTTCTTGCTGTCGCTGGCCCGGGCACTGGCGAAGACCACCACCGACTCCGATCCAGAGCGGATCGCCACCTGGTTGGCAGTCTCGACGATGAACGCGGCCAGCGTGCAGGCGGCTGCCGACGACCCTCGTCCGATCCTGCTGAGGTGGACCACCATGCACGACTCACACGTGCGCGAGGCCCACCAGAAGGCTGACCGGCAGCGCCGCCCCCCGGGCTCGCTGTTCTTCGTCGGTGGCGAGAATCTGCGGTTCCCAGGTGATCCCCGGGGCAGTTTGGACAACACGATGAACTGCAGGTGTGTTCTGCAGGCTGTGTACGTCAACCTCGACGCCGCCTCTCTGACGGCCGCTGTGAAGGAGAAGGACATGCCCCTCGAATCCCCCCTCGCCTGGCATGGCGTGATGGCCCCGGAGGGTGCGTGGTCGGGCGATGGCCGCCGGTTCATGCCCGGCTCGCTGCGCACCCGCGACCTGCCGCTGCCGCTGACCTGGCAGAAGCAGACCGCCGAGGGCCACAACACCTCGGTGGTGGTGGGCCGGATCGACACCATCGAGCGGGTCGAGGGCGAGGACGGGGTCAACCTGATGCGGTTCGAGGGCGTTTTCGTGGACACCCCGGAGACCGACGAGGTGGTCGGGCTGATCGCGGAGTTCGGACGCTACGGGGTGAGCGTGGACGCCGACGACTCCGAGTTCGCCTTCGACGAGGAGACCGGCAAGATCTCCTTCACCTCGGCGCGGGCGTGCTCGGCCTGCCTGGTCTCGATCCCCGCCTTCGCCGAGGCGTTCGTCGCGCTGGGCACCTGGGCCGAGGCGGACGGCGAGGTGCCGCCGGAGTTCCTGGACGAGGCGGATGACGACGAGTGCGATCCCGACTCTCCCGACTACGAGGAGTGCTTGGCGAAGAAGGCCCAGGATGAACCCCCGGCGGACATCGAGGACCGGATGGCCGAGGAGGATTCCTACTCGCTGGCCACCGCGGGCGATGTGGTGGAGATGATCTCCGACGCCGCCTGGGACGGCAGTGCGGGGCGCTTCACCCCCGAGCAGTGGAAGGCCTCCTGTGTGCTGCACGTCTGCACGGGCGATGAGAAGTCCTGCCACAAGCTGCCGATCAAGGAGCCGGGTGGGGCACTGTCGCGAGCGGGCGTGCACGCGGCAGCCTCCCGGTTCAACCAGGTGGACGCACCGGCCGAGGCCAAGGCCAGCGCAGCCCGGCAACTGCGCGGCGCGTACAGGCAGCTGGGGGAAGAGGTTCCTGACGTGCTCAAGGCCAGCGAGGAGGCTGAGACGTTCGGGCGTGGGCCGGGGTGGATCACCAACCCGGAGGACACCCGGCGCATCTGGGCTTACTGGACCCAGCCGGGGCACGAGGGCTACGCCAAGATCAACTGGGGGGTGCCGGGGGACTTCAACCGCTGCCGCGCTCTGGTGGGGGAGAAGATCGCCGAGAACTCCCCGGAGGACACGCGCTTCCTGAACCAGATCTGCGCTCAGTGGCACCACGATGCCATCGGCTTCTGGCCCGGTCGGGCACCGAGTGAGCAGGCGGCTGTATCCATGGCTAAAGCCGACTCCGCGGAGCGGGGTCCGGCTCTGAGCATGGTGGCCAGCGCTGCGTCCATCAAGGCTCCCGCTGCCTGGTTCGACAACCCAAACCTGGAGGGTCCCACTCACCTCACGATCACCGAGGAGGGCCGGGTGTTCGGCCACATCGCGGAGTGGGGGACCTGTCACGTCGGCTACGACGGGGTCTGTGTGGCCCCGCCGAACTCCCCCTCGGGGTACGCCTACTACGCCACCGGCTCGGTGCTGCTGGACAACGGTGAGACGGCGCGCACCGGGGTGATCTCACTGGGCAACGGCCATGCTCCCGGGCGGATGGGACTGCGACCGGCAGCGGCGCACTACGACAACACCACGGCGGCTGTCTGCGACGTCAGTGTGGGTGAGGACGAGCACGGCATCTGGTGCGCGGGGTGGGTGCGTCCGGGTACCACCGAGCAGCAGATCGTCGCACTGCGGGCCTCTGACGTCTCGGGTGACTGGCGCGAGCGGGGGGCCGACATGGAGATGATCGCGGCTCTGGCCGTCAACGTGGCGGGCTTCCCCGTCGTCACGGTGCACGACCGTCAGCAGGTCTCCTTGGTGGCTGCCGGTGTGGTGGCCAAGCCGGAGGACCCGGTGCAGGAGCTGATCGAGATGGCGCAGGCTGCGGCGATCGCCGCAGTCATCCGTCGAGAGAAGATGGCCAAGCTACGAGAGAGGGTGGGCTGACATGGCGTGCGCCTGTCAAGGAACCAAGACCAAGCAGACGTGGGTCTACACCGCCAAGGACGGCAGCACGAAGGACTACACGTCCGAGGTGCAGGCTCGTGCTGCGGTCATCCGGAACGGCGGAGGAAGGATCACGGTGAAGCGATGAACCAGTCATGGATGGTTCCGACGATCCTCGTCATCGTCGTGCTGTTGCTGGTGTTCGCGCTCATCGGCATCTTCAGCTGATGACGTACCCGATCCCGGGTGTTGGTGTCTCCACCCCGTACGGCAAGCGCGGCTCGATGTGGTCGTGCAACGAGGACGCCAACGGCAACGGCATCCACACCGGGGTCGACTTCGCCTGCAATGCGGGCACCGACATCACCGCCCCGATCCGTGGCCAGATCAGGCACCGCTCCTACGGGAGCGCGTTCGGCAACCACCAGTTCGCGATCAGCCCCGACCCGGGGCAGCCGTTCGGCGACGGCGAGGTCTTCTTCGCCCACACGACCGACCGCCCCAAGGACGGGGTGTGGGTCGAAGTGGGGGACTACATCGCCTCCGTGGGGGCGGAGGGCAACGTCTCCGGCCCACACCTGCACATGGAGTACCACGCTGACACCAAGGGCAGCTGGTCCTGCAGTGTGATCGACGATCCCCAGCCAGTGCTGGACTATCAGCCCACACCAATCGCACCCACCAACCCGACCAACCCCAACAAGGTGAAGGTCGGCGAGAAGGTCGTGGTGACGGCGAACGGCTCCCTCAACGGGCGGAGTGGGCCAGGCAGCACGTACCCCGTGGTCACCTCCAAGCCGGAGGGTGCGACCTTCGTGGTCCAGGCGCTGGTCAACGGCTGGGCCGGTGACACCGAGCAGCCATCCCAGGTCAAAACCCGCGAAAACGCCGATTCCGACTTGGAAAGTAGCGCCCAGGGTGAAACTTTCCAAGCACCGCTGATCGCCGGTGAGGAGGTCACCCCCACAGGCAGCGCCGGGGCGGCGGGCGCTCAACAAGTACAGGCCGCCTCATCGTCGCCGGGGGTGCCCGTCTACGACACCGACTACCTGTACGGCATCGACATCAGCAGCAACAACGACAACGCCTGGCAGTCCGACACCGCCTGGCAGTACGCCTTCGTCAAGACCAGCGAGGGCAAGTCGTACGCCAACGAGAAGGGCAATGACCAGCGCTCCTACATCCGCAACCGGCTGGGCTACGCCGACCACTACCACTGGCTCAACAGCGGCGACGTGCAGGCGCAGGTGGACTGGTTCGTCTCGCAGAAGGTCGTGAAGACCGCCGAGCTGATCGGGGTGGACTGGGAGTACGACAAGGACGGCACGGCCACCTGCGCGCAGAAGGACCAGGCGATCAAGGCGCTGCAGAAGGCCTACCCGAACTCGATGGTCGGGCTGTATACGAACGAGGACTACTGGTACAACCACGACACCACCAGCTTCTACGGCGACTTCCTGTGGATCGCCCACCCCGGCAGCGAGCCGACGATCAAGGCCGAGTGGTTGTTCTGGCAGTACGACTGGGGCACCGACGCGAAGCCGCTCGACAAGAACCACGGCAAGTTCGCCGACGCCAAGGCGCTGCGCGCGTGGGCCGGGTCGAAGGGCAGCGTGACCCCGCCGGAGCCGCCACCGCAGTACACCGGCAACTGGTTCTCGACCGACTACCTGGACCAGTACGAGGAGCCGCCACCGCCGGCGAAGCCCGGCTGGAAGTCGACCCCGGCGAAGGTGCTGAGCATGGACGCCGTGCCCGGGTCGGTCTCCTACCTGCAGGGCGTCTGCCGGGTCGACGCCATGACCTGCGACGACGGGACGAAGTACAACCCGTACTGGATCGTCGCGCAGGACTACAACAACGAGGGCAACATCCGGTTCCTGTGCTTCCGTGACGACGGCACGTTCGTCAACTGGATGCAGGTCAACGACGCCGGGCACGGCCAGACCTTCTACGCCTACCGCTCCGCCGCCGGGAACCTCTACGTGTGGGCCGGAGAAGACCCGGCCTACCGCTATGCCTGGAAGCCCGGCAAGACGGTCTCCCGCACCTCCGGCGAGAAGATGGACTACAAGGGCGCGCGGCCGATGGGCGGCTACGTCGACCGCATTATGTTCCGCGACGCGACCGACACCAAGGAGACGTTCTACCTGTTCGACCGCACCGACTTCACCGACGGCACCAATCGGACGAAGCCGATCAAGCAGGTCACGCTGACCAAGGACACCTCGCCGACCCAGCAGGGCTGGTGGGCGTCGGAGTCGCGGATCTACCGGCTACGGGGCTCCACCAACGAGGACACCGAGCACAACCACGACGGTCTGCACCGGCTCGACGTCTACGACTGGAACGGGACGGCGCTGCTGCGGGACTTCGACGTCACCGACATGCACCGCTCCGGCTGCACCGAGGATGAGCCGGAGGGTGGGGTGGTGTTCACCCCGCCAGGCCCGATCTACGCCGGGAAGCGGGAAGGTTCCGCGTCAGCATCCAAGCGCGACTATGTGCTGTGGCAACTTGAAGGGATGCCGTGATGACCACCTGTGTCGTAGTTCCACTAGGGCCTGCGTGCGCCAATATCACCGGCGTACGCGCAGGTGATCGCAACGAGATGGCATTCTCCATCACCAACGGAGGTACGCCGGTGGATCTGACCGGTCAGACACTCTCAGCGCAGGCCCGCAAGAAGATCACCGACGCGAACCCGGCGGTAACCGCCGTGGTGACGATCACCGATGCGGTGAACGGGAAGGGCACGATCCGTTGGCCTGGTGACCAGGTGACGACCTCGATGGGCGGCAGGTCGTCATGGACCGGGGTGTGGGACTTGCAAGTGGCTGCCGGAGCGGACGAGGTGACCACCCTCGTTGAAGGCAAGTTCAGCGCTGTCATGGACGTCACTCGGCCATGAACGAGTTCGTCATCGAGATACCCGACTCGGCCACCTTTACTGTGGAGGTCGAGCAGCCGGGCGTCGCGATCGGCATCCCCGGCCTTCCGGGACCCCCCGGTCCGCCCGGTGCGAACAGCACGGTACCCGGCCCCCCAGGGCCTCCCGGCCCTCCGGGCGAGCAGGGGGATTCAGCCAACCTCCCGCTGTTCGATGTCGAGTCGTACGGGGCCACTGGCGACGGCGGTGACGACACGGCTGCCTTCGCCGCCGCCTGGGAGGCGCTTCTTGCCAACGGCGAGGGCCTGCTGTACCTGCCCCGCAGAACGGTCTACCGAGTCAACGCGGACGCGCTGCTCTCTGCTGGACCGAACGGCCAGTACGCCATGTTCAAGATCCCACAAGTCCCGTCGAACGTGTCGACCCCGAAGAAGACCATCGGCGTGCTCGGCGTGGGGGACCCGACGCCGTGCCGGGTCTGGGCAGGCGTGGGGAACCAGGCCGCGCCACTGGCCACGGCGTCGGTCATCGAGGTGTTCTACTCGACACCGAAGTCATGGCACGCCACCTACGGGCATCCGTCGGTGTTCGGCGCTCCTGACGTCGACAAGGCGGCCGGGTTCACCCAGGTCACGAACCTGCACTTCTTCTGGGATGGTGCGGCGATTCGGCAGCCGCCGAACCCGTCGATGTGCAACTTGAACCTGGAGTCGGTGTCGACGTGCGACGTCCAGCGTTACGCCGCCGACGTCACCGGCAACCCGGATGAGTCACCTGAGCCGACCCGTCCGACCGGCTGCGGGATCATGCTGCCTCGCAACAACAACCACGTGGCCGTCCGGGCCGACGCGGTCACCGTGTGGGGCTACTTCGCCGGTCTCGGTCCGGTCGAGCACGCCGACATCCGCACCATGATCAGCGTCCGCTGCCGGATCGGGATGCCGTTCCGGCGTGGCTTCTGGCATCCCGCTCGGCTCGGGCACGTCACCATCGAGCAATGCCCCTGGGGTCTGGTCGGCTACGACCCTGCCGACCCCGTGGGCATTGTGGACATCCCCTCCTACGAGGGTGGGCCGATCATCAAGGGGGAGTTCTTCGACTGGGAGGACTACGACGACGGCACGAACCACTGGACGTACACCCGGTATGCACCGACCCCGAGAGCGCACATCCTCGACCGGAACAACGTTCTGCGGGGGTACGTCTCTGGCTACGTCGTCATCAACAGCAACGCAGGCTCAGCTCCTCGCGTCGACTCACTCCTGGTGACCGGTCGTGGTGGGGACATCGGGAGCTTCCAGATGCGCTCGCTGCTGACGAACGCCAACATGGCGAAGGCCGACATGCTTCCCGGCGGCAACCCGCCTGCGACAGCGCCGCCCGGTGTCCCGACCATCGGGACGGCGACCGCCGGTGACGCTTCCGCCTCGGTCACCTTCACGCCTGGCTCGGGCCAGGCAGCCGACACCTACACCGTTACGTCGACCCCTGGCGGGCTCACTGGTACCGGCACCGGGTCACCCATCCCGGTGACCGGGCTGACCAATGGAGTCGCGTACACCTTCACCGTCAGGGCCACCAACTCCGCTGGTTCCTCGGCAGAGTCAGCTGCATCCAACACGGTGACTCCAAGCGGCGAGACCGTGCTGACGACCGACACCTTCAACCGTGCCGACAACACGACCTCACTGGGCACGTCGAGCGATGGTCTGCCGTGGACGCAGACCGACGCCAATGTGGGTATCAACGCCAACCAGGCGTACTGCCCGAGCGGAGGGACGGCGTATCACCGAGCCTGGGTCGCTGTCGGCCAAGCCGATGTCATCGTCCGCGCGGACCTGGTGACGAACGGGTCGGAGAACTACGAACTGGGCCTGGTCGCACGAGTCACCGACATTGACAACCACTACATGCTGTCGGTGGCATCGGCCAGCCCCACCACTCGAACCCTCAGTCTCTACAGGCGAGCGGGCGGGGTATGGGCACCTCTCGGCTCATCGCAGACTGTCGGAGTTGCCTCCGGGAGCGTCACCATCACGGCCTCGTTGGAGTGTGTCGGGAGTTCCATCGTGGCTCGGTTCGGGTCGGGTGTGATCAGCGTGACGGATACGGCGCACCCGACAGCCACCAAGCACGGCATCATGTTCGGCGCTGCCGGGGCTGCTATCCGAATCGACAACTTCAAGGTCTCGCAGTAGATGCCGGAGTGGCGGCCTGACTTCGACCCGGGCCTCACTTTCATCGCGGCGTTCTTCATCGTTGTCATCGTGCTGACGGTCTGGCTGACCTGATGGCGGTGCGGAGGAAGCCATGGTGGGCCGAGCGCACGACCGGCGATCTTCTGATCCTCGGCATCAGCTTCACGCCCGGATGCGGCGCACGATGCCCGATACCGCCGACTGCGAGCAGCCGAGCCGCTCGGCGATCTGGTCCTGCGTCAGGCCGTGGGCGTACAGCGTGCGCACTTGGTCGTAGTCGATCTCCCGCTTCCGCCCGCGCCTCTCTCCGCGACCCTTCGCGTACATGTCCGCGATGTTCTGCCCGTTGGTGCCAGGCCAGAGGTGGGCTGGGTTACAGCAGAGCGGGGTGTCGCAGGTGTGGCAGACGTACAGCCCTGGGGGGACTGGGCCATGTGTGAGTTCGTAGGCCCAGACGTGCGCTCCGCGTCGCCGGTACTGCCCGTAGCGCTCGCCGTGACCTCCCCACAGCCAGCAGTCGTCGGGACCGGCCTTGTTCACCAGGGACCAGAAGTGGTCCTCGACGGACATGCCAGCGGGGCGGCGACGGTACACACGTGTCATGGAGACTCCTAATGGCTCGGGCTCGTAAGGCACCGTGGTGGTCGGATCGCACCACGGGTGACTTACTAATATTAGGAATATCCTTTACTGTCTGCTTCTCAGTGCTGGCCTCCGGTGCGTTGGTGGGACTGCTGGCGCTACTGCAGCCAACCCGCGACACTTCGCAAATGGTGGGTGCGATCGGGGACGTCATCAATACCCTGATCGGCCTGCTGGCCGGCTTCCTGGCCGGACGCACCGACGCGCACATGAACATGACCCGCGCGGCCGACGGCTCCCGTACCTGGGAGTTCGACCGCTCCGCCAACGCGAGAGAGGCGTCCAGTGCCACTACTGGGGCGACTGACCAGTAGCCCCACCGGGTACGTCGTCGCCGGGCTTTTGGCTCTGCTCGCCTTCGCCTCCACCGTCTTCGTCGGGCTGGTCTTCCCAAACAACACCAGCAATGCCGGGGTCAGCATCCCGGGACCACAGGGGCCACAGGGACCGCCAGGACCTGCCGGACCACCAGGACCGACCGGACCGCCAGGGCCTGCGGGCTCGACGGGGCCGACCGGACCGCCAGGACTCGATGGGTCGGATGGCGTGCCGGGCAGTGACGGGGGTCCGGGACAGCAGGGCTCGCCGGGGGTGCGGGGCGACACTGGGGAACAGGGTCCGGCGGGTCAGGACGGCAAGAGCGGCAGCAAGGGCGAGAAGGGTGACACCGGTGACCGGGGTCCAGCCGGTGAGCAGGGTAAGCGTGGACCACGCGGTGCACAGGGTGAGCAGGGTGAGCCAGGCGAGCGCGGTCCGGCTGGGTCGCCAGCGCCGACGCCCTCTCCCCGGCCCAGTGGGGACTGTCCCTCCGGGTTCACCTTCACCGAGGTCGGCATCCATCAGCGGCTACCTCTGGATCGGGACCTCACGGTGTGGGTGTGCATTCAGGATGAGTGAGCGGCGACCTGCGCAGACTCGGGGGGAGAACGCAGGCCGCCGGTCCTGAGAGATCCCCTGGGGGCTCACTTTATCCCTGGATAAGACCCCCCGGCTGACAGACACCTCTGGGAGGAGTACCCTGCCCGATCAGGAAGACTTTCCACTGGAGCCTTGGTGCCCGGTATCGACAGCGCTTAGCGCAGCACCCCTTCGATTCCGAGGAGCAGGTTCCGTGGACCTCAACCAGAACTTCAGCACCCTGGCCGACGACGCGCTGGCGACCTACGCCGCGCAGGTCCGTGCGGCCTTTGACGCCATTGCGGCGCTCGACACCCCGACCGAGGCTCAGCTCGACGAGGCTGAGGCCTACGCCGACCACCTGGAGACCATCGCCGCCGAGCAGGGCGGTCGGGTCGAGAAGGCCGCCGCGCTGTCTGCCCGTCGTGAGGCGCTCCGCACCCGCTTCGCTAGCAACGACGAGGCCGAGGAGGACGACGAGGAGGACGACCAGCCGGCTGACGCCACCGAGGAGGAGGAGAAGGAGCTGTCCGAGGAGGCGCAGCGCATCTCGTCCGCCCCGCCGGAGGCCACCCAGGCCCGCTCCGGCGTCGCCACCCTGGCGCGCAAGGTCGCCCGCCCGGCCAAGCCGGCGCGCACCAAGGCCCCGATCTCCATCACGGCCGCTGCCGACGTACCCGACTTCTCCACCGGTCAGAAGATCGACATGGAGGCTGTCGGCCAGGCGCTGGTCAATCGGATGCGTGGCTTCGGCACCCCGTCAGGCGACGGCACCTCTGAGGACTTGCGTCAGCACGGCGTGGCTTCGTTCAAGCTGGAGTTCCCCAAGGAGCTGACCATCGACCGGGGCTCCGACGACATGGAGGTGCTGGCCCACGCGGCCAAGGAGACGCGCCTCCCCGGCGGCTCGCTGGTCGCGGCCGGCGGCTGGTGTGCTCCCTCGGAGACGATCTACGACCTGTGTGCCGGTGAGACCACCGACGGCATCATCAGTGTGCCGGAGGTGAACGTGGCCCGGGGCGGCATCCGCTACACCCGTGGTCCGGACTTCTCCGACATCTACACCGCGATTGGCTTCTGCCAGACCGAGGCCCAGGCCATCGCGGGAACGTCGAAGACCTGCGTCGAGGTGCCCTGCCCGCCGTTCGTCGAGGTCCGCCTCGATGCCTGCGGTGTCTGCATCAAGGCCCCGATCCTCACCAACGCGGCCTACCCGGAGCTGGTCCAGCGCTACATCTCCGGCTCGATGATCGCCCACCAGCACAAGATGAACGCCAAGGTGCTGAACGCGATGACCTCGGGCTCCACCGCCAAGACCGCCACCGGTCTCGGCGCGGTGTCCACCGACACCTTCGAGGCACTGACCCTGTACGGCAACCAGACCCGGCAGAAGTACCGCCTCGGCCTGAACTCCAGCCTGGAGGTCGTCGTCCCGTTCTGGGTCAAGGACGTCATCAAGCTGGACATCGCCCGGCGCAACGCGATCGCGGTCGAGGTCGTCACCGACTCGGTGGTGGCCAGCGAGTTCTCGGCCTACAACCTCTCGGTCCAGTACGCCTACGACTGGCAGGAGCTGCCCTACGCCGACGTCGTCGGCCCACCCGCGGTGGACGCCGACAAGTGGCCCGCCACCTTCAAGGCACTGCTCTACCCGGCCGGCGGCTGGATCAAGGGCACCAACGACATCATCAACCTCAACGCGGTGTACGACGCTGCGTCGCTGGCGACCAACGTCTACACGGCGCTGTTCTTCGAGCAGGGCATCCTCGTGGCCAAGCAGTGCTACGACTCCCTGGCTGTGGAGATCCCGGTCTGCACCGCCGGTCGCTCCGGGGCTGCCAATCTGACCTGCTCCTGATCGGGAGGAGAGCGACGAGACGAGGGGGTGCTAGATGACGACGGCCATCGCGAACGCGCGGCTGACTGTTGCGGCACCGGTACGCAAGCCTCGTAGGTTCGGGCTGCTCTCGGTGGTTGATGTCGTGGACGGTGGTGACGCCCACTGGATGCTCGGTGGGCTCACCGCCGATGGCGAGGAGTGCTCCCAGCCGCTCACGGTTGACATCACCTGTGCGCCGACCGGGGCCAAGACCTCGATGTCGTGGTACTCCGACATCGAGGCCGACCCGTGGCTGGCCTACATGTACGAGACCTGCAAGACGGTGGGCCGGTACTCGGAGGCGGCGGTGAGGCTGCGGAGCAGGTTCCTGGCCGCCGAGCAGTCAGCGGTGGAGCTGGGGTTCCAGGAGAACGTCCTCAGCGACGCCGTCGGGCTGGGCTCGACCGCGACCGTGCCGCAGGCGATCGGGCTGCTGGAGGCTGCCGGTGCTGCCGAGTACGGCGGTCAGATCATCCTGCACATGCCGTTCGTCGCGGCTGAGGAAGCGTCCCACGCAGGGATGTTCGAGCGGGTCGGCGACCATCTGGAGACGGCGACCGGGAGCCTGGTCGACGTCGGTAACTACAGCACCAACATGGACACCCCGACCATCTACGCCACCGGGGCGGTCACGCTGTACCGGGGGCCGGTCGTCGAGACCGGGCCTGTGCTCGGGCTGGGCAGCGGCAACGTCCCGACCAACGACTACTACAGCCTGATCGAGCGTCCCTATGCGGCGCTGGTCGACTGCTTCTCCCGCAGCGTGGTCAGTGCGATCTGCGGCTGCACACCTGCCGACAGCGGAGGGGGAGCCTGATGAGCGACGACGTGCAGGTCCCGTTCGACGACAACACCCAGGACAACGCCGTGTTGCTGCTGGCCGCGGCGGAGGATCTTGGGCTCGACCCGGACGTGGTCCGCACCTACGAGGGGGGCTTCACGGTCCCCAAGGAGGTGCACGACAAGGCATTCCCGCCGAAGAGGCGGGCTACGAAGAAGACAAGCAAGAGCGAGACTGAGGAGTCCTGATGGCTGGATCGAACACCTGTTTCTCGCTCGTCCGTGGTCGAGCGATGCGGGTCACTCGCCTCGACGGCTGCGGTGCTGTTGATCTGGGTCCTGCCGCGTCGATCGTCAGCGACGGCTTCATCACCGTGCAGTTGACCGCCCAGACCGACGAGGGTGAGACCATCTCGGTCACCAACGCCGCCGGCAAGGTCTGCATCCTGGATGAGCCGTGCCCGGTCTTCACCGGCTACGAGGTCCAGGTGGAGTTCTGCGGTGTCGACCCGCTGCTGTACGAGCTGATGACCGGGCAGCCCTCGGTCCTCGACGCGGACGGCAACCGGGTGGGTCTGCGGATGAACTCCAAGATTGACGCCTGTGGCTCCGGCTTCGCATTGGAGGTCTGGTCCTCGGTCCCCTCGGCCATCTGCGACCCGAACGCCGGCGTCTCCTACGGCTACTTCCTGGTGCCCTTCCTGAAGGGCGGGGTGATTGGCGACTTCACCATCGGCAACGACGCGGTGAACTTCACCCTCTCGGGGGCCAAGAGCAAGGACGGCAACAACTGGGGCTTCGGGCCGTACGACGTGGTCAAGGACGAGACGGGTGCGGCAGGACCGCTGCTGCAGGAGGTCGACCCGAACGACCACCTGTGGATGCAGTTGACCACCGTGGCACCCCCGGAGCCGTCCTGCGACCCGGTCCCGGTCGGCACGCAGGCCACTGGGGCCACCGCCGGAACCCCGGGCACGTCGACCCCGAGCTCGTCCTACTTCCCGGCGACGCTGGCTGACCTGATCGCCGCCACGCCCCCGGTGGTGGCCAGCCCGACCACCGCCTGGACCACTGGGCAGTACATCGTGCTGGAGGATGGCACCTTCGCTCATTGGAGTGGCGCGGCTTGGGTGGCTGGCAAGGCCTAGTCGGTAACGAGGGGCGCATCAGGACGAGCCACCTGATGCGCCCCTCGTCCCACGAGAGGAGGATGGCGACGTGGCAGATACCGAGTGCCCCCCCTGGGAGATCGACGCCTCCTGCGCGCAGGAGGACTGGGACGCCCTCGCTCCTGAGGTGCAGACGCGGGCCGCTGGTTTAGCCACGGCTACACTCCGGCGGCTCAGTGGTTACCGGGTCGGCGGCTGCCCGATCACCGTGCGCCCGTGCACGCGCTCCTGCTGGGACTCGGTGCCGATGTACCACGGCACCGGCTGGGGGCCGTCGCAGCTGCCTGACGGCTCCTGGATCAACTCCTGTGGGTGTCGGACCGAGTGCTCCTGCACAGCGTTGTGCGAGGTGGTGCTCGCTCCGCCGGTCGGACCCGTCTCCTCGGTCATGCTGCACGGTGGGATCGTGTCCCCCAGTCAGTACCGGGTGGACGGGAACCGACTGGTGTGGGTGGGTGCAGGAGCGTGCCCGTGGCCTGCCTGTCAGGACATGGCACTGCCGGACACTGAGGAGAACACCTTCTCGGTCACCTACCTCAACGGCTGGCCACCCGACGCGATGGCCGAGTACGCGGCAGGGGTGCTGGCGATGGAGTTCGCCAAGGCGTGCATGGGCGGGAAGTGCCGACTGCCCGCCACCGTGTCGGCGGTCTCCCGTCAAGGCGTGCAGTTCGAGGCTGTGGCTGGGCGCTTCCTGGAACGCACCACCGGTATCCGCGAGGTGGATGCCTGGATCGCCCTGTGGAACCCCGGGTGGATGCGCGAGCGATCCCAGGTGTGGTTCCCTGGGCAGCGGTATCCGCGAGTAGTGGGAGGGTGAGATGGGTCTGAACGACGCCACGCTGAACATCGGGGCTGACGCGATCAAGGCGGCCATCACTCAGGTCGGCCTGGCGTCCGGCGACCCCGGCTCAGGCGGCACCAACAACGCGACCACCGCGGCCAAGGTCACGGTCGCCTGGTCAGCGTCGGCGGGCGGGGACTTCTCCAACACCGCCGACCTGGACTTCACCGGTGGCGCAGCCTCCGGCCCGGCGACCCACGTGACGCTGTGGGCGGGCTCGACCTACCGGGGCTTCAAGGCACTCACCGGCGGGCAGGCGTTCAACGCTGAGGGCAAGTACCGCATCCCCGCCGGGCAGTTGGTCGTCAACGGCTCCTCCACGACCTGAGGAGTGAGCCCATGGGCGCAGTCCGGCTGTTCGAGAGCGTCACCGGCTTCACCTCCATCGTCAGCGAGGCGACCACCTACAACCTGGCGACCGAGTTCTACGTCACCAAGCAAGCATGGGTGACCCAGTTCTGGTTCTTCTCCCCCTCCGCCCTGGGCACG